GACGGATGGCTATCCGTGGTCGCGAAGATCGAATGGAAGAGGCGTCTGAATTTCCCCTCAAGAACCCATGGCGGGGCGCCCGCCGTTGGGAAATCATGCACTGTGTTAATTTGCCTATGTTTCAAAAGATCGGTATAACCTATGCTCTATACACTTGGCCATAGTTTGCGCGAAGCCGAGACTCGGAAGGCGAAGGACTGTCTCCTCTCAGTTGCGCATCCGAGCGGTTGGAGTTGCTTTATGCCCCCTCATGGCTGGTTTTGCGTTGAGCCGATCATACTTCTGGCGAGTACGCCCAAGGCGAACGGAATCAGATCTTCCCCTTTGGGCACCTTCAAAGTCCACAATCCTGCGCCAAGCGCGATCAGGAGGAGGCTGACCACAACGTGGCCGGCCTCCCTTTCAAGGAATTCGGCGATTCGTTGCACGATTACTTAAACCGGTAGTTCAGAGAGAATGCGATTTGCGGTTGAACACCCTGCGAACTGACAGCGGCGATCCGCACCTCGCCCAGCACGCTCACTCCCTTGCCCTTGATGGTCTTCAGGAATGGAAGCAGTCCTGGATCGACTTTGACGGCAAACCCGCCGCCCACTCCTCCGAGGTTGATACTGGTTGGGATTACCGAATTGGCCGCTGTGATGGTCGTCAGGCTTCCACCCGCAATCGCGATGAGCATCGCGCTGCCGTCGGCAGACGTTTTCATTTTGTAGCCGAGATCCTGCCTTACCGTTGCGGACGTGGCGCCGAATTCCATCGTGGTGATCTCGCAGAACGAGGTCCAGCAGCCTCCCACGTGAACAAACGGCTCGTAAGCCGGCGTGCCGTAGGTTTTGCTGTAAGGATTGAATTCCACACCGGAGCCGATGAACCAGCTCGAAGGGGCTGCCGCGGTCGCTGCAACGTTGGTCGCGGTGCTTCCGGTGGTCGGCGTCGACGCGCCAGCGGTGGTGCCCGTGGTCTGCCCAAATGCGGCCAACGCGCACACGAGGGCGATCAGGATGATACTAATGCGTTTCATTTGGTTATTTCGCTTTCTGCCCGGGAGAACCCGCCGGGCGTGGGCTTGTGTTTGGAAAAGCTGTGGATGAAGAGCTACTTCCCAGTCAGTGCGAGAGTGGTCATGATAGTGGCGCCGGTCTGCACGACCGGCGGCGCGACCGCCAACACCACGCGGGCCCAGGCGGGCAGCGGCTTGGTGGCTTTGGCGAAGTTCGCCATCACCTGGGCTGTGTTTCTTGATGCCTCGGTGCTGGCTTCCGTCGTGGCCTTGATGTTCGCCACTATTTCCGGCGTGGCCCGCTGGATATCGCGCATCGTCTCTGCCGTCTGCCCGAGCGTCACCTTGGCGGCAGCGGTCAACCCGAGCAGTTGTGCCGGCAGCGCGTCGCGCCGAAAGAGAATCGACGAGGCATCTTTGGCCTGCGCCGTGATGGCGGCGGCATTTTCCAGAGTCGGTTTCAGGTCGTCATGAAGAGCATTCACAGTCGCGAGGGCGGTGTCCACCCGCCCGAGCGTATCGCTGACCCGTCCGTCGGCCGCTACTCTGATCTCGGTGACTTCACCCATTACATCACCACGCAGGGCCGCCACCTGGCGCTCCGTACGGCTGAGCAAGTCCTCTCGTGCCGACTGAACTTGCCCAGTGAGATCGTTGCGCGTTGCTTGGATCTCGGACACGAGTGCGGCCCGGGTCGCCTGGATCTCGCCCGGCAACGCGGCCACCACTGCCGTGGTCGTGCGCACCAACAGGAGTGTGGATACCCCTATGGCAGAGAGAACCGCCAACAACACACACGTAAGAGTGGTCTTAAGCGTTTGCACTGGGCGCTCCGTTCTGGCGGGCGGCGGCAATGGCATGCGTCACATTCGACTGGCCGGCGATGACCGTCACCATCGCGGTGTATTTCGGATCGGTTGCATAGGTGGTGGCGACCGCAGCAATCAGGGTGTGAAGATTGTGGTCGGCCTGATATCTCTGCCATGCGGCACGGTACGGCGCGCCCTGCGTGATCAGCCAGGCGTAATCGCGGCAAGCGTCCTCAAGCGAGGGGTAATCGGCGAACTCCAAGTCCTCAATCACCGACTTGCCGTTGACAACCTCGCGCGTCTCCTCCGTGCAACACCCTTTGTCGCGGTTGTTCTTTTTCACGCCGAAGTAATTGGCGTGGCCGACGGGCTTGGCGCCCCACTGTGATTCAACGGCCCACTGCGCGATAAGCATCGGCGCAGGCAAGCCCGTTTGCGCTTCCAGCGCAACTGCGATCCGCGCGACTTCAGCAAGTCGGGCGTCACGATCAATGTTCGGGGACATGTGGTTCTCCTTGGACTGTTTGGCCGACCGATTCCAGAGTGTTGCTGCCGCTCTCTCGGAGTTGTCGGCCAGTCGATCGAGCGTGTTAAGAGTGTGGTTTATGCAGCCGTAGCGACCAATCGCGAGGTGTGGGCGAGCGCGCCCGAGATGGGCTTCGATCGCCGGCTCTTAGCTGAGACAAGCGTTTTGCCCCATTGGCTCCGGCACCCTGGATCAGTCCGGAAAGGTAGCAACGGGGCTGTCCTCCGTCGCGTCTGGCCGGAGTTACACCGCCAGCAACGTTGGCGTTCCGGCAAGAACGCCTCTCCCGCGAACGAGGGCGCCGATTTGCCCCGGTCCGTAATTCGCGGTGCCCCTTGCGTTGGACGCCATGGTCGGATTGCACTCGCCGACCGCGTGAAACAAGCCGCCCGCCATGCCGAGCGCTTCAGACTCACCGCCGACCGTTTCAGCATCGTAAAGCGCGATGCTCAAGTATTCGGCGGTGCTCTCACCCTTGCAGTCTCCGGACGCGACCTTAGGAGAATATACCTGTGCAGCTGCGAGGCTCGCCCCACGGAGGGTGGCGATCAAGTGCAGGAGCGCATAGGTGGCGACTGCCACAGCCGATCCGGGCGTATTGGGCATGGTTTTTCCATCGGCGCTGAAGATGCACTGCGTATCGCAGTCCATTTCCGGCGATGCGCCGTCGGCCTCGCCAGTCGGAGCGGTCCAGAGCGATGTGTCTGATCTAATGCTGCCGTCGCCCTCGGTCGAGCCGGTGGCCACCTTCAGACGCGCGCCCTCGATGCCGGTGACAGAGGAGGCGCCGGAGGCCGCCCCGGTGTCCGTGAATTCCTGCCCAGCGAGCCCCGCGAGCAGACTCGCGCCCTTGAGCAGGGCCGCGACCAGGAACGAGATACTGATTCTCGCCGCCGCATAGCCATGGCCGGTCGCGGCGGCGTACACCCAGGCCGCGACGAAAGCTGAGGCGGTCGAGGAGCCCAGGAGCGAGCCGGTGGCGTAGACGAGGAGTGCGCCGCTCCCGGTGCTGGTCTTGAGGAAGGCCTCCAGGATCGTGATCACGTCGAGGAAGCTTTCACGATAGGTGTGGACCGCGCTCAGTGCGTGCAGCAGCGTGATCACATCCGCGAGAGAGGCGAACTGCTCATGCGACGCGCCGAATATTTCGCTGAGAGTGATCGAGTCCGTCCAGGCCTGCTGCTGCTGATAACTCAAGCTCGAAATGTCGCTAACCGAAAGCGAATCAAGGACTGCCTGCCAGTGGGTTAGGAGTGTGCCGGTCGAGTCCAGCACCGGCAGGGTATCGATAAGTGCCACCGGTTCGTGCCCGCGACTGGTCGAAAGGGTCTCCGCAAGCAAGACGACATCTGATACCGCGCCGCGCGCAAGTGCCTTCTGACTCGCATCCGACAGCGTGAAGGTGTCCGAATAAATGCCGGGCACGTAGGTGTGCGAAGTGGTGAAAGATTCGATCAGAGAGAACAGATCCTTCGGCAGCTTACCGGGATTCTTGAAGAACACCTCGGCGAAGGTGCTGGTGAATGAATCAGTCAAAGTGCCGGCACCGCGCATACGATGCTCAACAAATACGTCGGCAAAAACGGAATGGATCCCGGCCTCAGTCGCCAGCACGCGCGCGGTCTGCTTCGACACCTGTTCTGCCACCGTAAACTGATCCGAGAGGGTCATCGGAACGCTGAACGGAGTGATTGTGGGCATGACGTAGCAAACCATGGCCGTATAGGTCGCTGTAGGAGAGAAATTGGTGGTGTCCACATGAACACCGGGGTTACCGACATTGACGTTGTAATCGAAGATGCCGCCAGACTCTGTGCTTCGAGCGTTAAATGAGGCGTGTCCTCCGTTACCGAACGGAAGCGTTGCTGTAGTCAACGACGACGCCGTGGAAACGCAGAACAGTTCCAATTCGTTCGAATTCGTCGGCGCTGACGCGGTGACGAACCCGGTCCCTACGGCGGACGAATTATAATTCGTGGAGCTTACCGAATCGAACGGGTTTCCAGCAGCGGCGCCGGAAACAATAAAGTACCCAATGAGGTAATTGATGGCGCTTGAGAACGTGAAAGAAACGCTGGTTCCTGTGGTGCCGGTTGCTTGCCCTGCGTAAAAGAAGACCTGATATCCTCCGCTCGGAAAATAACTCGGACCTGCGTAAAACGTCACGTTGGTGCAGCTTATGGAGGCAAAAGAGTGGGCTGAATTAGTGGCCACCATAATGATAAGAGTCTGGCCGGCAGACATCGCGGGAATCGTAAATCCAGCACCGCTAGCAGAACCATCGCTGATCGTAAGCGTGGTCAGAACCGTGATCGTCCCCACGGCGGGCGCGTTCAGTGAACTCGTGTACGACTCCACCATGGCAAAGGCGTCGAGAACCGTGGAGCGGCTGGTCGCCTTCGAAATGCGCTCAGTCAGGCTGTAGGGATCTAAAAATGTCTTGGCGTTGATCGTCTGTGTTGCCAGGAACGATTCCGTAACGGTGAACGGATCTTTCGGATTCTTGCCGAACGCCCGCAAGATGCCCGAATCCGCCAAAGTGAACGTGTCTGCCACGTTTACCGGGGGTTGCCCACGATGCTGAACAAAGTTTTCCGTGATGGTCAACTGGTCGGAGTTGGTTCGCGATGTGCCCTTTCCAATGGTCTCTACCAACGAGAACGGGTCTGAAAGGCTTTTCGTCCAGAGGTTCCCTCCCAAATTGCCTTTGATGATGAAGATGATTCCGAAATAGGCTTGGCCTGAAAGAGCGCCATTGATGTCCTCAATCCTCGCGCTTAAGCCGGTCTCGTTGGTGTTGACGGGGCACGCGCACCATCCCATATTGGTTTGGGCTGGCGACCACGCGGTGAAGGTCTGCGAATAGTAAGTACCGAAACCGGTAGCGCTCAAATTACTGGACATGATGGCCGAGGTGTTCCACCAGAAGCATCCCACCAGCGCATCGCCGGCGTTGACGTTGATTCCGGTGACGACCGTCTGATTGGTGTTTTGGGGAAACGTGCCGGGAAGGTTTCCGCTCCCGGTGTATTGCGCCCGCAGCATGACGGGCTGGTTTGGAATTCCTTGCCATCTCTGCACATAGCCCGTCAGGTAACACGAGACGTTGTTGGTACACGTCAGGGTAGTGCCCGGAGTGCCGGTGGCAAATCCGATCCACAATTCCACCTCAGCGTTATCGGCCGAGAAAACGAAATCCGACACATATGCCCACGTTACGTTCGTTTGGGAGAGCGCTGTAAAATCGCTGCTCGTCGACCAACCGGTGAGAATGGCGATGAAGACGTCCGAGCTGGTGAGAGTTCCCGCAAGCGAAATCGAAAGGGTGGTCGAGCTTGATGCGTTGGATTGGTCCCCAATATTGCCGCTTTCGTAAACGACGGCCATTCAACGACTCCTATGTCTGGTATTTGTGAGTGACGGTGAGCTGGTCGGTCGAAACCACGTTGACGGCGGAGAACGACTGATAGGCCATCATATTGCCGCCCGAGGTCGCCGAGTCGATGATGCACTCTTCGGTGACGGCGAACGAACCAGTGAACGTCCACGTCTTCACAAGCTGCGCCGTATCGTTGGCCACCGTGGTGGTCACCTGCGTCGCAGTCGCGGCCCCGCGCGCCCCACCGTTGGTCGTGATCTCAGCCGCAAGTGCGGTCGCGGTCGCGGGAGTACCCTGGATACCGGTGCCGATAGCGAGGTTCACCATGGCGTTATAGCTGCCCTGGTTGCTGATACGCCCGTTGCCAGCAGCGTGACCGACGTTGGTGATCGTGTTGGCGCGTACCAGTCGGTCCGTCCAGCTTCCCAGAAGGAAACATCCCTGGAGGTCTGCTCCAAAGTGGCGCCGAATATAGCGACCGAGCGTGTTCTCGGCCCACAGCCTCTTGCGGCGGCCATTCGCCTCGAGCACGGCGACCTCGGTCCAGCCGTACAGCCGCATCTTAGTTTTTAGCGTCATGAATTGGCACCTCCTCATGGAATTCCAGCTTGTGGTGCTGGCGGATTTTTTCAATCGCAGCGTCTGCAGGCGCTTCTTCTGCAGCCTTCTGCGCCACTTCTTTAGCCCACCGCTCGGTCAGGTCGAGATCGTTCTGCATCACATCGGCCTGACGCTGGTAATACTCGGGATCTGCGTCTGCTGGCAGGTGGGCGTACTCCTGCGAATGAACGACCGTACCGGCGTCGTCCAGGAAGTCAACTTCCGCCGCGACGTGCAGCGCGAGCTCGCCTGAAAGCGGATGCGGTAGTCTCTTCTTAGTAAGCGCGCGAATGACAGCTTTCATAGTTAGGTCTCCGTGACCGTCAAGCCACCGGCGGCGAATGTGAGCTGGTCGCCGGTGTTGATGGTCTTCGATGCCGTGAGGTTGCCGTACCACAACATGTTGCCCAGCTGATCGAACAGCGCGAACGCCACGATGGTTCCCCAAGGAGCGGCAGCCTGCGGAAAGGTCACGGAGGCGTTGTTGCTGACCGTCCCGTTGGCGGGTGAACTGAACGTGCCGGCGGTGCGTGCGTAGCCGCTTGATCCGTTACTGACTTCAACACCACCACCGCCGGGCCCGGGCGACGAGGTGTAGAGCGCGACCAGGATCTGGGTCGGTGACGTGTACGCGACGCCATTGAGGACCGCACTGAGAAACGCGTTGTCGAGATAGTAGCTTTTTGCCATGAATACTCCTCAGAAAGCCAAGGCATTCAGTCCGGCGACGGTGAAACCCGCTGTCGTTCCGCGCGTGGCGTCGATGACGTTGAAATACAGATAACTGCCCAACGTTTGATCCGGCATCGCGTTCAGGAACAGCGCGAGGCCCGCGTCGCGCGGGTTTGCATTTGGGCCGGACGGAAGAGGCAAACTGGGCATGCCCTCGATGTCAGTCGCCCACGCCATGTAGTTCATGAACGAGATCGCAGCCGGGTTGTCGATGGGATTAATCCCCACTTGCGGGCCCCAGTTGGCCGCAGCGCCCATCGCCGGGTTCGTCCAGTCGACCAGCAGAGCGCCAGCCCGGATTGTGGGCGAGTTGCCCGCCTGACCGGTCAGGAACCCGCTGCCGGGCAGCGCCCCCCAGTAGATCAAGTCGCCGGTCGAGGCGAGGAAGATCCCGAAGAAGAGCGCCGTCGCCCAGTTGCCGGTCGCGGTCCATGAGATCGCGCTGGTGTTCGACGCGCACATATTGAGGACCGGAGAGAGAGTGATTGACTGACGCGCGTAGCCGGGCGCATTCACGCCGCTCAGCTCAACCCCGACGCCATTGCCCGCAGGACTCTGGCTGAAGAGTCCGATCTCGAGCGAGCTTGCGAGCACGCTGAGGAGATTCCCGTTCTGGTAAAGGTACGCCTGGGGCATGGCTATGCGATCTTGATCAGCAAAGTGGGCGTGGTGTTCTCCGAGATGGCGAGCCACGTTCCGCTGTCATACGAGATCGTAGTGCCGCGGGGCAGCGCCTGATTCAAAACGAGCGCATCCCACATGTAGCCGCACGCGCGCTGGTTGCCGGTCTGCCCGCCGGTGGAGCTGGTCTGGTAGGCCATCACCCGCGGCTCGTAGAACTCGACGGAGCCGTCGAACCAGGTCGCGGCAACCGGCGTGTAGCCTCCACTGCCGCTCGCGAACTGCACGATTCCCCAGAGGTTCCACGCGCTGGACCCGGTGTGGCCCGCTCCGTTTAAATAACTGAACGAGCCGCTCATTCCGGGCAGTCCGGAGGCCGAACCAAAAAGCCCGGTGCTGCCCAGGGTGTCGTTGCCGCCCGTCGAGCCGTAAGCGATCAGGAACGAGCTGATCAGGCCGGTGAGATTTGACGGCAAGTACGGCGCGCACCAGAAGTAGCTGCTCTGCGACGGACACGGGATCGTCGTGCGAACGAGGTAGAAATAAAAGCCGGTGGCGATCAGCTGGTAGGTGAAGCCCGCACCGCACGCGATGCTCACCGGCGACTGGTTCTGGTAGCCGGAGGTGCCGACGTTCGTCGTGGAGAGCATGCTCGCGGCCATCAGGACAGCGGGGGCCGTGCCGGAAGTGGCGGTGCCATTGTAGAGCCATAGGTCGCCCTGCAGGCCCTGCGGAGTGGCCGCGCTGCGCACCCGCCAAATGCCGTTCGACGAGCCGGACTGCACGAGCGACCAGCCAGCAGAGATCAGCGCGTTCACCAGCGCTTGGTTGAAGTTCGTTTGCGTGCTGCCATCGAGGGTCGTGTTCAGAATCGTCTGGCCGGAATAGATAACGCTCATTGGACCTCCATGTCGAGAACCACGCTGTAGCCGGTACCGGTGCTGGATGCTGACGGGCCGCTGAGAATGTAGGGCCGCAGCAGGTCACCCGGCTTAAATGAAAGGCCGGGCGCGAAAGTCTGGCTCGCCAGCGTGCCGTTGATCGTCGGCTCGATTACCGGCTGCCCACCCGCCGGGAAGATTGACGTCCAGGTTGCGACGCCGGGGCGCAGCACCTGGATGTCGAGCGTGACGTTCGCGAGAGGCGGCTGCTTGACCTGGACATAAATCGAGCTCGGCTGATTCTTGCGGACAACCAGATAATAACCGCCAAAATCGCGCCCTGGTGGCGGCGCTGAGATCAAGCCGAAGTTCATGGTGGCCCGGTCAAACGAGGGCGGCGTCACACTCGCCAGGGCCAGCACACACTGGAAGCCGTTCGCGAAGCCCGGTCCCACGCCGGTCGAGAGGATGTCGAGGCGCAGGAGGTTGGTCACCGCAAAGCCGCTGGTGGGCGCGAAGTCGTTCGATGTGGTCGGCCCGGAGGCGGTCATGCTGATGGGGTTATTCAAAATCGAGTTCCACGTGTTGCCGCCATCCTGGCTGAGCAGGATGTCGAATGTGAAAGAGCCCGCCGCCGGTGGCTGCGCCAGAAACGCATATAAGGCCGATGGCGTCGCCGCCTGGGAGATGATGTGGCGCGTGCCCTTGTCGACGCCCGGCAGGATCGGATTGCCGAAGCCCGAGAAGAACGTGGCCTTGTTCCCGAGCGCGTCGCTCGCGGCGAGCGCGCCGCCCACACCGCCCAGCGAGGTCGCGCCGGGACCGTTGATCTGAATCCAGTCCGATGGTGTCGGCGTCATTGTGCGGGCGCTTTCAGATAGAGCGTTCCTCGCGCCGGACTCATATCGCTGAGCAGCCAGTATGCGCCGGAGGGGCTGATGACCTTCACGTAATTGATATCGGGTGAATTTTTGTGGCCGTAGAAGTTTTGATTGGGCACCTGCCCGGGCTGCTGGAGCGTGTACACGAGGCACCCGGGCATTGAGACGGTCGCATTCGCGGCGTGCTGGGCCTGCGCGGTGCCCAGTTGCCCGGGCATGACGGTAAGGTTCGGGGTGCCGGTGCCCGCCGTCACCAGGAACGACTCGCTGTCAATCGTAAGGTAGGTGCCGTTCGGTTCCGTGTAGTTGGAATTCAGTATCATCGCTGTCGCACCCGCCGCGATACCGGCGCTCAGCTGGCTCGTGGTGCCGGTGACTTGCGAAGTGTCGAACTGCACGGTGCAGTGTTTCGCCAGCTGCGTCGTGCTTTGGGTAACGGTAACCGTCCCGAGCGTGCCGTAGATCCAGTCCTCGCGGACCGGGGCGCTTCCGTCGTCGGGCGATTCATTGCCGTTCACGTCTACCGTGAAGCCCGCGATCAGCATGGGCTGCAGGATGAAATTCTGGGTCGGGAGCGAAAGTGTGGTGGGCGTGGCTGGCGAGGCGTTGCCCGCCGCGCTCGAATCGGCTTGATTGGCCCAACTCGGCCCCTCGACGATCCAGACGGTCGTGATATCCATCAGCAGAGGCGGCTGGAAGGTAAGCTGGGTCCCCGTGTTCGCGGTGATAGTGGAGGGCGGCTGGTTGCGCCCGGTGCCCTGGATAATCCGGATCAGATTCCCGACCTCGGCCCCCGGCTTCATGCCACCGTAGCCGTTGGTGATGTTCTGACAGCCGGTATCGGTTACCTGGGTTACTAGTGTTGGGTTCGCTGTTAAGGAGGTGCCGACGAACCGGATAACTACCGCATCGCCAATGAGCAGGATGCCTGTCGGGTCGCGGTCGACCGTCATGGCGCCGGTAGTCTTATTAAACGCCGTGATATTGAAGCTCGCGAACGGCGTCTTTCCATTAGGTCGTCCTATCGCGGAGAGGATGCGGCCGGTAGGATCGAAGGTTCCGGCCGGGTCCACCATCCAGGCACAGATGACCGTGTTAGCCGACAAGCCGGTCACCCCAATTCCGGCCACGCCGGAGTGCACCAGCAGCTTTGCCTTCACTCGCACCCGGCTCACGTACGGCGTCGGCATCGCCCAGGTAGATCGCGCCACTGGCCCGGCAAACGAGATGGAAGCCGGGCCGTACGTCGTGCCACCGCCGGCCGGTGTGAGCGTGCCCGTGATCTGCTCGCAGATCAGATCGTCTTCGACGCCGATGAAAAGCACGAAGCTCGCCAGGCCGGTGACCGCCGGCCACGTGATGTTGTTCAACGTGAAGCTGTCGGTACCGAGGATGCCGGTGCCGAGAACCGCGATGTTCGAGGGCACTGATGGCAGGCCGTTGGCGTCGAGCGCGCAGATCGACAGGTAAAGCGTCGCGCAGGGCGGAACCGATCCGCCCGCCGAGGACTGCGCAACAGGTCCGATGGCCGGAGCGCCCGCGCCGGTGGGGCTGAACTGCGTTACCGGGAGCTTGCCGGTAATCAGCATCACAGCCTGCTGGCTGCCGTCCGAAAGGGTGTTGTACTCCTGGTCAGAATCGAAGGTCCACTCGCCGGGGAACAGCGCGTCGTTCACAGCCGCCTGGATCTGGTACGGAGCCCACGCCGGGCCGAACGGGATCGGGTAGAAGATCGGTGGCGGTGGCGCGGGCGCGACGTCGGTTGGCTTCGGGCCGATATCGAGGTCGTACATCGATTGGGTGACTGTCTGGCCTTCGATCTGGACCGACCAGTCTTTCTTCAGCGTCCACCGCTGGATGCGGAAGCACATCGTGATGACCTGGAAACTAAGGCCGGTCCCGCTCGGCGGCGCCGGGTTCGTCGTGATGGTGGTGCCGTCGCTTGCGACGGCCGTAATCATTACCTGCTCGCCGCCGATAAGGACTTCCTTGTCGATCAGTTCGGTGTCGCCGTTGGCTGTGCCCGCGTATGTCCAAGGGTCCCCGCTCACCCAGGTCGCGGTGGCGTCGGTCACATTGCACGTGCCGCGTGCGCCGGGGATATCGGGATGCGTCATCGAGACGACCTGCCCGATCTCGTTGTTGAGCCCGAGCAGCGTCGTCTGCCACACGGCGTTCCGTGCGTTCCGCCACTCCATCGGCGTGACACCGCCGCACTCCTCGCGCGTGCGGGTGGCTGCGATCCGCAGCCCTTGGCTCAACGTCGAAATGCCGACCGAGTGCATTTGGCTCGTAAGAGGCGAGCCCGAGCGCCCGTAGTAAGCCGCGTGGCTCTTGTCGGAGTACTCGGCGGTGTTGGCCTGATATTGATAGGCCACGTCCGCGTAGGAGATCACGAGATGCTCGAAGGCTGCGGTGATCGGCGTGAGCCGGAGAGACTGGAACAGGATGTTCGCGATGGTGTACGCGTCAACCGCGCTCGCGTTGATGCGGATACCGAGCTTGAGCTGGCCGAACTCCCACGCGTAGAAGCCGAGGCAGCAGTTCAAGACCTCCGTTAGCCAATCGCGGAAAGGCTTTTGGCTTGAAATCACGCCTTGGAATTGGAACTGCGTCTCGTTGCCGGTGCCGAGGATCGCTGGCACTTGAGTGGCGGCGATATCGGCAGCGCCCGTTCCCTGGCTATTCGTGAGCGATGACAGCACGAACATACTCAACTGCTCGGTGGGATTGTCGAGCGTGGGCATGCTGTTGCCCGGCAACGGGCCGTTCTGGATGGGGTCGAGGTAGTAAGCGAACCAATCGTATTTGCCCTTGCCCGTAAAGGTCATGCTGCCGACCGTCAACGTGGCACCGGGCCTCATCCGGTCCTCGACGGACGCGACCAGCGCCTTCTCGGCGTTACCGGTCGGATTATTGCCGGCGATCACCACGCACGCCTGCACGTACGCGTTCCAAACTGTGTTGAAGTTTGCGATGAACGTCACCTGGTTGGCGGTCGTCTGATAAATCGGCGCGAGCGCCTGCCAGGCGGAAAGGCTCTGCTGCAGCAGTGTTTCTGCCTGATTCGCTGCGTTGCTCATCGGGACGCTGAATTCGTTCCCGACGAACGCGCTGCCGATCAAGGCGACAAGTCCTGCGACCAGCATCATCCCGTCCATCAATGCCCAACCGGAGATAAGCAGCCCAAGCGAAACCCACGTGCCCACCGTGGAACCTACGAAGCTGAAGAAACTACTCGGCGGAAGGGTGACCACGATGGACTGCGTGGTGATCGGTGGCGCGATGCCGTGCGAGAGGCCGGTGGCGCGCAGCAGCATGTTGACGCAAATCCAGAACGGGTTGATCAGGCCCATGACCGACGAGCGGTCGCCCTTCGCGTCCCAGATGTATCCAGTGAGCCCGTAATCGATGGGCACAGTCATGCTGTGCTGATCCGGCGTCGACGGCTGGATGGTGCTCGACTTGGTGATACGCAACTCGCACAGCGCCACTCCCGCCGCGTAGTTGTTCGGCTCCCAAACCTGGGGAGTACCCTGTCCGAGCGAGAAGTAATCCGTCGCCGGGTTCACTGGATCGTTGCCGAGGACCTGCCGCAAGCCCATGCCGGGCTGGTTCTTCGTGATATTGAGGTTTCCGTTGACCTTGAAGCCCTGCCACGTGTATCCGTCGACCATCGGCGAAACCACATAGCGGTAGCCATCGGCGTTCTGCACCACGCACGACTGCGTATAGCCGCCAATCGGCCCGGCTCCCACGATGCCCAGCGAATCGGCATACGTCGATTCGTCGCGATATGACACCATCAGAGCGTTCGCCATGAACGCATAAAGCGGGTTCCCGCCGCTGTTGCACCAGATTTCCGGCAGGGCCATGCCCCAGATCGTTTCCGAGATGATCGAGGTCGCGGTGACCACGTTGCGCCCGAACCCGATAAAGCCGGTAGAGTCGTCCAGGATCGTGACGCCCTGCGGATCGGCCTGCTGCCCGCCGAAGTAAGCCATCATGCCGTGGACCTGGCAGCCGTTCGCCGATTCGAGGTAATAGTCGCAACTGGTCGGATCGCCGCCCGCCGCCGTGACTGCCGCCGCGCTCGCGCCCCGCGTCGCCCAAGGGCACCAGACGCCGTCGTTGTAGTTCTTCCAGCACATCCGGCTCGCCTGCCGCTCCGGGTACTGGTTCATGATCTGGAAGAACCCGTCCGAGCACGACAGGCTGAAGGTCGGTGTTCCATCGCTAACAAAGCTCTGGATAACGCCCTTCCAGATTTGGATGATGGTGCCCGAGTTGACGTGGTAAGCGCAGAAATCGATGGCGGCGTATTTGAGGTCGGTATCGTTCCCGAGCGCGGTCATCACGCGGTCCGCGTTGCCGAATTCGAAGCGCACGTTGTCGGAGGACCCCTTGATGTCCTGCGAGATCAGGGTGTCGGAGCCCCGCTCGCCGATCCCGATCAACCGGGGAATGTAAAGTTGGGAGCTTGCGTGCCAGCCAAGTGCGGCGGCGCTCGCTCCACCGGCTGCGTCCGTGAGCGTCAACCGTCGGTCGGACAACCAGATGTCCGGCACGGCAGTTTCACGCACGCGGATGTGCACGAGCGGGATGATTTCCTGAACTTCCGAAAGCAGCGCCGCGGAGAGCGCACTCGAGGGAAAGCGCAGACAGGTGGAATTGACCGGATAGGTTGGCGCCTCGGTCGGATCAACGACTTCGATGAAGTTCAATCCGACTTGGCAGGCGTTGCGGAGGTACTGAAAGGAGATGGGCGTCTGCTCAAACGTCACCAGAACTGCGCTAGTAGTCCCATCGGGGTTGGGGACAGTGTAGGTAAACGCCTCCCAGGGCCCTTGCATCGACTCCCAGAAATCGCGGAGTGCGTGCAACTCGGTCCAGCCGAGGTTGGGGCGCGCGAATTGAAACTTGCGGGGTCCGATGCCGGCGTAATATCGCTGCTCCTGCTTGGCGTCCACGCTGCCGAAGCGATGGACGATCACCTGGCGATCGACGGAGAATCCGAGGGGGTACTGCGTGGTGAGTGGAAAAGTCTGGCCGGAGTTGATCACCGTGGAGACGGGAATACGGCCGATGGTGTCGGACATGGGGTTCGGGAGAGAGGTCCGCGAACAAGCGCGGGGCCGGTTCTAACGAATGCTTCACCCGCAACTGAGGGTTGCTGCCGGTGTGCCGGTATTTCTTTTCAGGGGCGACTCACCCGCGAGCGCCAATAGCGGGTGTGCCGAAACCAATCTGCCGATGCGCGGATTGCAGATTGCAATAAACTTGGCGAGCCTTCGTTCCATTCCTTCAGTGGTGACAAGCCGGGCTGTTTTGGTACGATCTTCGTTTCAAACCGAATGGAGTGTGAAGAGAAGGCCAGACTCATTGAGGAGCATAGCCGGGTCGCACTGGCCTACTCCCGCGCCGCAAGGGCGCTGAGAGGCAAAACAGGAACACGGTCTGCCGAAGATCAACAAGCGCTTGATGAAGCGCGGATTAAATCCCAGGACGCGCGTGCGGCCGTCAAGCGCCACATCGCCGAGCACGGCTGTTAGCCGCGCTTCTTCGTCGCGATCCGCTTAGCCTCCCTCTCCCGGTGGCACTGTTCCCCAACTGGTTTGGCGAGTGCTACGATTGCTACGGTACATGAAAATGGCACATGCGATGCCAAGTTGGTTTGGATTCCTGACATTAGAAGCTGATCTCGCGATGACCTTTATCGACTGCGCAAGACTTCACACCAACCCCGGAGAATCCGCCAACTCTGTCGAAAATGCGCGCAAGGCTCTTGCGGAAATACAGCGCAGCCTGGTGAAGCCTAGCGCGCGTGGGCTCAGCATGAATGAAGTATCGTATTTGGAGCAAAGGTCTGGGGAAATTGAATCGGCATTGGTAGCGCTGACAAGAAATCAAAACTGACCCACCACCAGAAATGATAATAAAGACCCGTGGCTTGGCGTTTTGTAGTCCCACGGCGCACGATGCAAATCCCCCACAACCCTCCACCTGGTAGAGCAACCCTGCCGATTCGGAAAAAACTGGAGCATTCCTTATGCCACCTCGATCAACTCCAATCCCTGCAGGTTTGTCCTTGCGAGATCGGTCGATTGTGCCCAGTTGCCACGGAACACCACCGTTACCCGTCCCTGCGTGTTGGCGCCAGTCGGATCGTAATTACTACCGATCTGCTGGCCGACGCCAACGTCGAAGGGATCGTAGAACGAAAACGGCGTCAGCCCGCCATCTTGCGACACCCAAAAGTTGTATAGCGCAGAGAGCGCCGATGCGTTCAGGCGCTTGTTGAGCCGGAACGAGCGGCGCGAGGTCTGCGCGAGCTGCGACCGCTGGACCGTGCCATCGTGAAACTGGTTCTGAAGTTGGGCATACTCGCGCAACTCCGTAAAGGCGGTACACAACGAGGCGGGCATCACTCCGTTCGGTTCGGCCTGTACGAGATTACCTGGCATCAGATTAGGCCACCATTAGACCCGGCACCTGCAGGTTGGCGGATTGCTGGGTCCGTCCGTAGCTCGCATTTTGGGCAGCCAGCGATTGGTCAGCGACGAAGTCCGCTGTGATCGGCTGCCCGTTGATGTTGAGCGACAGGTACGTCGAGCCCGTGCCGCTCGAAGTGTTGGGACCCGGAGTGGTCGGATACGCTGAGCCTCCAAGCCCGCCGAGCACCGGAAGATCCGACTGGTAACTGTGCCAGGCGTTGTTCTGGAAACTTGCCTGCTGGTAGAGGTTCCCGCCCGACTCCACGAGGCTCCCGGCGTATGGTGTCGAAGCCGAAAGCGGCATCTTCTGACCGGTGGCTTCCGAATAGAGCATCACCAGTTGCCGGACCTTGGGCGACCGAACCGCCACGGCGATATCGTTACCGAACTCGGACTGCGCGATGCTGACTACCTGCTTGATGGTCCCGCTGTTTTGCGGGATGTCGACGCCATAGATGCTCTTGATGTCGTCGTGAGCTTTCTTCTGCGGCGACTCGATACCGGCGAGTTTCTCGCCAATGCCGATGCCGGCGCCAGCCACGCCGCCGATCAGCGCTCCAATCGGCCCGCCCATCTGGAAGCCTATGGCAGCACCTCCCACGGCGCCCATCCCGACTCCAGCCCAAGTACCTTGATGCGAACCTAGCAGGCCGCTCTCCGCCAGCATCATCCCAGCGGCACCGACCGCCGGAGACTTGGCCACCGCACCCAACCCGCTCACGAAGTCGCTGTTGCCCGAGTCCTGAAGTGAGGTGAATTCCTTCTGGCTCCAGACCGAGCTTTTGAGGTTCGCGAGGATCTGCGAGCCGCCGCCAGGACCCTGGAGCTTGCCCCCTGCCGCCATCTGAATCATCTGCGACAGGCTGTCCTGGTTCATCGGCAGATTGGCCATCGCCGCCATACCGAACGAGCCGTTCGGTCCGGTCTGGCTGATCGGCGCACTCATAGCGAGCATCTGCGCGAGGCGGTCGTGGTTCAGGGGCAGGTTAGCAAGGTCGGAGAAACTAGGCCCAGCCGCCACCGCGACGCTCCCCGCGCCACCGCCACCAACGCTGCCGCCCCCACCGGTCCGCGTCGGGATCGAGACGGCGGGCGCGGAGATGCTGGGCAGGGAGACGCCGGGCAAGCCGGTGGCCGAGGGAACCGGTGGAGCCGACACGCCCATTGCGCCAGCGAGCACGGCGGTCATCGCCGCGATATGCGCCGTGTTCTGTATGGTCGCGGCCGTATTCTGGTCGGTCGAGACCTTGACCGGATCGCTCGGCTTGCCTCCGCCAAATAGGCCCTTGAAAATGCCGGCGATGCCGCCCTTCCCGTCGTCGCCGTAGATCACTGGATGGAGGACGTTCGCGGTAATACCGCTCACGCCTTCAACCACCGGCTTGAGTACTTCCTGGTGAATCGTTTTCGCGAGATCTTTACCGAAATCCTTAGGCTTTGTGAACAGCGTGTTGTACAGCTTTTCCGCGACCTTCTCGATGGACTTCTCCTGCTGGTCGAGCATCTGCTGCGCTTCCTGGTCCGCTTTCTTCCGGACCTCGGCCACCTTCTCTTCCCACTGGTATCGGAGCTCGCCGACAGCGTTCGCCGCTTGCTTCTCTGCGACTGCCCGTTCCTCGATGGCCTCGAGCGGGTTGGTCGACAGATTGCTGAAACTCGCCTGACGCTTCTGCTGAATCTCCGTAAGATCCAACGCCTGCTGCGCTTTGAGGATCGCGAGCGGATCATCCCCGGTAATCGTGATCATCCGCTTCTGGTGCGCAATGGCTTGGCTCTCACCAGTATCCCGGAGCTTCACCCATTCGGCTGCAAGCTTGGCCACCGCTTTGCTCTGCTCTTCCAGCTTCCTGGTGCCCTCGGCGATATCTTCGCGGAACGCCGCGCCTGACGCTTTCGCGGATTTGTCCTTCAGTTCCTCCCATCGCCGCGATTGCTCGTTGAGTTCTTTCGATGTCCGCTCCTGCTCTGAGTTGTATTCCTTCAGCCACTTTGCGTCGTAAACCTGCTTGAGCAGTTCGACCAGCGGACCAGCCTTTCCTTTGAATTTCTCCAGTGCTTCGTTGATGGCTTCCTGCCGCTCCGCCGTAATTACTGCAAAGCGATCGTTAGAGGTCCCGGCCAGTTCACGCCGGGCCTGGCGCATGGCCGCCTCGAAACCGCTATCGCCGGTGCTGGTGGGTGGTTCTCCCAGCGGCGGATGCGGCTGTGGCTTGTTGGTGACAGCGTCGAGCGCCTCCTTCACGTACTGAAGTTGCGACGCAGCTTGGCCGTACTGCTGAGCATTGGAGCTCAACTTCCCATACGGAAGATTGAGCCCGAAATATGCTCCGACCCCCGCCACCCCCACCTTCAGCCAATCTGTTACGCCGGGCTTGTACTGGTTCATCTGCGCTTGTAGGCTGGCCATCTGCGCCTGAAGCGCGGGCACGCCCTGGGCCTCGAGCGAGGAAACGCGCGCGGCGTGCTGCTGTTGCTCGGCTTGAGACGCCTTGGTGGGCGCCGGCGGTCGCGACGCGATCTTATCCAGGACCCATCCAAACGCGCTGGCCAGATCGACGAGCATCGCTTTCACGGACCGAACCGCGGACTCCCACTTCATTTCGAACTCGACAGCCTTCTGGTTGAGTTCTTCGTACTTCTTGACGTCGGCCTCGGTGATGCCAAAGCCCAGTTGCTTAGCGCGGTCGACGCGCTCGCGCAAACCATCCATCACGGGGATGGCTTCGATGCCGGCGCGTTTGAAGAAGTCCATCGCGACCCGTGTCCGGTCAAATCCGGGCGGCAGTCCTTCCAGGCCCTTGGCCACCTGCAGGAGCACCTGCGAGGTGGGCTCCGTGCCAGTACGTACCGCACGGATGTCCACGCCAAAGCGAGTAAGCCACTGGCGGGCCTTCTCGCCTTCTTTCCCGTTGTCCTCAACGGCGCCCGTCAATCCACGCATCAACCGCTCGAAGATGGAAACGTCCTCGCCCACCGCGCGGGCGGCAAATCCGAATTGCCCGACCTCTTTCGCAGTCAATCCGGTGCGGAGTTCTGCATCCTTCACCCGGACGCCGTATTCGCCGAGGCTCTTGACCGCATCCCAAGTAGCGACGGCGAAGCCGGCAATCGCGGTGGCGCCGGCTGCCAGCCCCACTCCGAGAGGGCCAATCTTCGTGAGCAACGATCCCACGGCGCTGCCAGCGCCTTGGACAGGGCTCTCAATCGATTGTGCGACGCGCTCACCGAAGGTTTGGACGGACCGGGCCTGCTTTTCCAGTACCGCCTCGACATCGACTCTTTTTTGAGTTTCGATCATCCGCTCGTAAGAGCGAGTGATGGCATCGATGGCCGCCGGCTCCTTGGCGTACCGCTGAAGGAGGCTGTCCCGCTGCGCGATCAGACGGTCGACACCGCTCTTACCGTAGGTCTCAGCCTGCTTTTCCAGCGAGGCGATCAGCCGTTGGATCGACGATCGGGTCTGGTCGGTGATCCGGATGACCTTGCCGTGGGACGACTCCGCTTTCTTCTCGAAGGAATCAAGACCAGCGTTGGCCTTGTTCACTACCGGAGTGACTTCGTCCTCGGCTTCGAGAATTACGCGTTCTGCTTGATCGCCCATATCACGCTGCCCGTCTGAGCCCCGAGAAATACAACGCCGCGCCATACTGCCGATAGGCGGTCAACTCCGTGCCTCCGGCCAGAACCACGAGAGGCCTGTAGTTGATCATTGCCGCGACGACCACGGCGCGATCGCGCGGCGACACTCCCCACTGGTGCTCGCGCTGATTGTTGTAAAAGGCGATCTGCGAGGCTGTTTGGCTCCGGCCAGGAAATGCCTCATCGAGGAAGCCGATGACGGCACGGTTCTCGTTTACGGTAAGCACCTTGAGGCACCGCAGAGTGTGACCGCTCCAGGTCCAGTCGCGAATGGGCTGGAGCCCGCGCGCCGCCTTGAAGTCGGGATAACCGCGCCGGCCAGGGAGTCCAGGCTTCAGTGGCGCCGCCGCCTGGTCGTAGATGTTCTGGCCGCTCTGGATACGGGCTCGAATGACCTCGGCCAGCAAATCACCGAAGCCAAGCATCTCATCGGAGGTGTAGGGCGAATAGACAAAGCGGGCGTGGCGGATGACAGTTTGGAAGCGTGACATTCTGGCAACTCAGGCGGCTGGTGAAGTTGTGGTGATCACAGAGGTCCGGTTACGATGGATCATTCATGAGACTGCCCAATGGCGAACACGCCATTGTTGATATCCGAAAGCTGCTGGAATACTGCCTGAATACGCAGCACCCGCGTGGCCGCAACAAGGCACGCGTATTTGCAGCCGTTGGGATCCGAGATACTGATGCGGCGGAACTCAGCGCGGCTCTAAGCGCGGCTGCGCGCGATTCTGAGGCGTGGCTCGGCTCTGCAAATCCGTATGGCCAGCGATATGTCGTGGATTTTGATTTCATTCGCCAAGACAGAACCATAAGAATACGGAGCACTTGGATCGTGCGAACCGGTGAAGAGTTGCCGCGGCTGACGAGTTGTTATGTACTGTAAGAGGAAGGTTTGCGATGTCGGAAATTGAGATGCATTCCGTGGTAGCGCTGGTCGAGGACCTGCCCAAGGAGGGCTTGGTACGCGGCCAGGTCGGAACCGTGGTCGAGACCTGGGCTCCGGGCGTTTACGAGGTTGAGTTCAGCGATGGCGATGGCAGAACCTATGCCATGGTCGCGTTGAAGGCTGAGCAACTGATGCGGTTGCATCACGAACCCGTACACCAGGCGGCTTAGGGTCACTGAAATCTCCGAATCTGGGAACCACTACCGGCGCGACAGCTTCCGGATCAGCAACTCCTGGAAGCTCTTTGCATCGCGGTCCTCGGCCGCTATGTGTTCCTTCTGCTCGACGTCGATCACTTCCATCACGCGGAATTCTTCTTCGGTGATATCGTCGAGCGTGATCGAGAGGCCAATCGCCTTGGCGTTGAACAGCCTGAAGGAACGCCGCACCAGGATGCCGTTTGGCGTGTCCATCGCCTCGTCGAGCAGGTTCCTCGGGCAAGCAGGCCCATGGCTCACGTCGATTGCCTTCCAGCCGGCGCCGCAGGCGGGACAGCCGTCAAGTTCAGTGCTCGCGGAGTAGCCGCATTGCCGGCACCGGAAAACGCGGTCAGGACAGTCTTCCTCTTTCCCGCAGAGCGAGCCCTGCCGTATGGAGGAACGAATGAGGAATCGCACGCCCGGACCCTCCGGGGAGTCGGGCGTCGCTATTCCGGGTCGTCGTCGCCCTCGATTGCCAGTTGCGCGATCACTTCGGACACGGCAGCGGACTTGTGGATGATAGGCACCGCGGCGACATAGCCGTCGTGTGACACATGCAGCTTGTCGTAGAGCAGGCCGCTCGGCTCCAGGAACGCTCGCGTCTCGATGGAACGCCGCGCCGCCACCACACTCGTGGAGGCCCGTTCGTGGTCCTGCATCTCCTTGGCGGTCGGCATACGCAATACATGCGCCACCCGCGCGCCCGGAACCTTCATGTCGATCCGGTAATTGTTTCCCTCGCGGTCGATGCCGGTCACCGCGCACCGCTCGATGCGGCCAATCACCACACCAGCCTCGGCGTCGTCGAACTCCGGTCCGTCCTTGTCGGTCCGAACCTTGGCGAACAACTCCGCGTTGATCTTGGGCAGGTCGAGGTCTTCGCTCTGCGACTTGCCGCGTCCCAGGAAGTGGCGCACCGTGCGCTGGGCTCGGGCCCAGGCACTCCACTCGTCGTCGGTCGGGAATCTCACCTCGCACCGCTTCTCGCCGCCCGACAGGATCGGCACCACGATGGGCTTCGTCGCGTCAAATACCGCCTTACTCGTCTGTTCCATAGTGACCTCTCAAAATCGGTAGAATTCACCTCGGGACCTACGCCGCCGCCTGGCATATGCCGGACTGGGGCGTCGTGATCGACATGGTCACCAAGCCATTGGTCGGATCGTAAAGTTGCGTGCCGGTGACCTGCATTGTCGCAATGCCATCGGTGTTGGAAAGCTCGGCCGTAGCGAAAGCCATCTTTTGAATCGCCATGGAAAAGCTGTTGTTTGCATCCCGAGTAAACGTGATCGTGGCCGGCCCGGTCGTCTGGTTGATCAAGTTGGTGTATTCCAACGAGCCCGACTGGACACGCACCACAAACTGGACGGCGAACGAACGGTCGCCCCACTCGAAGCGTCCCTGGATTTGATAGCCATCCTGCGCCCCCGATCCGGGGAAGAAGCCGGGCCGAAAATTGTTTTCCCAGGAAGCGTCGAGGGAAACGAACTGCTTTCCGCTTCCGCCGGTGAGGTAGTTGATGCCATTGATCGTCAACGCGCTCACCATGCTGGCGTTGAACTCATGCGTCGTCGCCACCGCTGGCAACGTCACGCCACTGGGTGTGGTGTACTGGCCGGTGGCAACGCACTCGCACGAGCACGTCGCGCTGGAGCGACCGGGCGAATTCTTGATGGCCAGCTTCCATCCTTTGATCGCGCAGCCCACCAGAATTTCATCGAGCACCGCCGAGCCGCCGGGCCGAATCTGCTGAACAAACGAGAAGTACGGCAACTCCAGGCCGGTGGGATTGGTGGCGCCCAACGCCGGCACAACGATGTAGCTGTACGGCGAGGCGCTACCGGCGACGGTCACGTTCCCGAGCGAAAACGCCATCACCCATGCCAGGAACTCCGACGAGCAGTACTTCGAAATCTCGTAGGTCGGCATGTTGTAGTGCGATTTGAACAGTTGCGTCGGGAATTCGTGTCCCTTGCCGACTTCCGCCCGATCGTCTTCATTCACAGGGACCTTGGCCCAAGGTTTCGTGTTCAGATTTGTGTGCCGCCAGATGGCCGTCGTGTTCGGCGTAATGATATTGGTCTGCTGGCCATAGCTCCAGCCATCCATCAGTTCGTTGATGTTAGCCACTTAACCGGCCCTCCTCGTCGAGATCAATGCCATGACTATTTCGCCTCCTTGAGAGCAGCTACGGGTTTCGCCGGCGAGGACGGCGGCGGCACCTGGTGCCACCCCGCCGCCAAATATGGCGTCAGAATTGCGGCAGTTGCCTGGACCTCCTTAATCTCGTCGCCTTGTGGGGATTCTAAATAGATCACGGGAGCGCTCATCTCTGTCCTCGATCCGGCAGCAACCGGCTTATGGGTTGTAGGATTCGATCAGCCGCACCGGAACCTCGAAGTATTCGAAGGTCGCGCCGTCCGCGCTGATCACGATGGTGTTGCGCCTGGCCGACGGCAAGTAAAAGTCCATCGGTTCGCAGTTCGGGTCCACCTGGGTATGCAGCATCCTGAGAGTTCCGCCCTGCGGAATGTCGTTCACGATCCAATTGAAAATGTCCTCGTAGCCGACGCTCGGGGTTTCGGGCGCGCGAAGGTAGAGCGCGAAGTCGTGAACGAAAACCAGGGCGTTACCGAGTCTGCCCGGTGCGGTGCCATGCCACGCGATCAGAATCGATCCAGGCGGCATCGAAAGGATGGCCAATCGGACGTTGTTCTGCGTGGGCTGGCAGAAGACGGTGGTGTTCTCCGAGTAGAACTGAATCGAGCCGGCGTTGCCGCCCAGTGCTTCCATCAGATTGGGCAACGCCTGAAGCGCGGTCACCCACTCCGCGAGGATGGTTTTGGGGTTGATCACTGCTGTGGCTGGAGGGTCAGGGTTACGTGGACCATCCCATACGGATCGGGCTGGCGGACCGTGCTCACCACAAATTGCGATTCCCACGCGGTAACGGCATCACCGCGTAGTGGCGTGTTCGGAAGGTCGGCCGGGTTAATTTCGACCTCCTCCATGCTGGCCACCGCGCCCGCCTCCATCCGCTCGCGGAGACGGCGAACTACCGTGATCGTCAGCGGAGAGCCGACTGGCTTACCCGCCTGCATCGGCTGGTATACCACCGGCTCGCCGAAGGCGTTTTGCAGGATGCTGTTCACATCCGCGCTGATCGCAAACCAGTCAGACATGGGTTTCCGGGAGAAAAAAGTGGCGGAATGGCAGCCGCCCCGAAGGCAGATACAAGGAGCAATCGGCGAAACTACTGCAGCGTCACGACGGAATAGAACACGGTCACGACCATGATGCCGTTGCCAGCAGTGAACGGCGCGGTGCCGTTGGTGATATTCAATCCGGCGGCAACCGGCGGCTGCACGACAGCGGACGGAACCGGCAGAACGTTGAGACTCTGCGCCGCCGCAGTGACGGTCGCGGCGGGAATATTGGAGGAGTGCGGCGTAACCCCACCACCCTGATACGGGAGGCTGACCGCGCCGCCCCCGGCGAACTGAACGGTGCCCGGCTTGACCTCAACCGCAATCTGGTCGATGACCAACGCTTGGCCGGCAGCCGGCGCCGGCAGGATATTGACCGGTGCGGCGTTCATCCCCATGATCTGGGCAGCAGTGAGGGCGACGACCGCCTTTTGAAGCACAGACGGATCGAGATCGGCCGAGCCCACCGGGGTGAATCCGGTCGGGACCAGACGCACGCGCACGGTAAAATCGGTGGTCGCCCCACCAGGCGCCGCAGTTCCGCTGGCCTGGTCCAGCACCGCGAACCCGATTTCCTTGGTCGACCCGCCCGTCGCCGTTAGCGTGTTGGCGGTGGTCAACTGCTGGTTGTTGTCCCAGTAGACCTTGGCGCCCGACACAAACGTACTGCCGTCCTTCGCCAAGTCGAAGACGCCCTCGACTACCAGTTCGCTGGAATCGCCGGGGTTCTGATTGTTGACCGAAACGCCGAAGACGTTGCCCACCTGGCAGCCGCCCCCACTCAGCAGAGCATAGGGCGCGGTCACAGTCAGGGTGTTACCTTTCTGAACGTAATTCTGCATTTTGGAATCTCCCTTGAGTTGTGGGGAGGGCGGTGTGTGCCGCCCCACCGGTTGTTTCGTCTCAGTGCTGCTCTACTCGCCGGCGTTTCGCTGCATGCCGCGATAGTCGATTCCGGCCGCACCGAAGTCCATGCGGGCCTTGATCTCAATACCGTCGATCTCGAAGCCCTGCTTGGTTTCGACGAATACGCCCTGCTGGCCCTCGAGGTAGCAGTACTCCACTGTGTCGATCTGCGCGGGATCGGCGATCAGATACCAGCCACTCGCGCTCGCCGCATCCAAACGCGGCTCGACGATGGGCACCAAGCTGCGCACCCACTCCGGAACCACAGCTGTCGCGGTAGCGGAAGCGATGTTAATGGGATACACGAGCTGGAGCGCATAAGTTTCGAGCGCGGTCGGCACCGCGAGAAACCGCGGAACCAGATTGAGCGGGGTGCCCTGCGGTCCCTTCTGCTGCCGCATCGATTTGCGACCTTCGCCCAAAGCGAACAGCGGTCCCGTGCCAGCCGGAGTGCCGCCGTTTACGGTGGGATCGATGCTGCTGCCGGTACCGCTGAGCAGGTTGTTGTGAGCAACGGCGAAGAGCGCCGTGGCGATCTTGTCCCCGGCATAGATAGCCGCCGGATTGGAGGTGATGATGCCCCACACCGTATCTGACTCCAGCCGCGCGGCAGCGACGCCCAGCAGAGCGGGGACGCGGGTGAACGCCTGCAGGTCGTCGTTGATGATGACCTTGCGAGTCAGCGCCACGATCTCGCCGTAAGTGGCGAGTGCGTAGCTGATGTTGTTGTCAGTGAGCAGCGCACGATGGTACTCGCCCTTTTCATTCAGCTTCTGTAGAGACGGTGCATCGGCCAGCATCACCCGATTGATAGGCTTGAAGTCGGCCGCCGTCATCTGCCGGCAGAACGGCTGGAAGGTGCGGGGATAGGCTTCGTATCCCTGACGCAGGGTCTTGTTGGCAACATTCGCGAGAATTGCCGGGAAGTCGGAGGTCGACTCGGCGCCATCAAAGAACTCCACGCCGCGCGACGGGGCGCGGAGCGCCAGTTCCGCGATACGGCGCGCGTCCATTCCCCTGGGATCGATGCCCTTGAGTTGCAGAAACTCTTTGGCCATCTCGATGAGTTTGAAGTTGCGGTATTCCCGCCCCATCTCCTCGGCCTGCGCTTGCTGTTTCTCTCCACATCCGCCCAGGAATTGGCCGCTTACCGGGTGGCGATTTAAGAAGAAACGGCTATCGGCCCTCAGGAGCAACGACATCTGCATGCAACCGAGCCGCTTCTCCACGGCGTCGCCGCCGCGGCCGCTGCTCGCGGCGCCGACGGGGGTAATCGGCGGCTCCGCGCCCTTCTTCGCGAGCTTGTTGAGAATCTCCTTGCCCGCCACGTCGGCCGAGACGCCCTTCGCGATGAACTGGCTAATGAGAGTCTTGTCGACGCCCTGGATGGTGCCCAGCGCCTCGATATCGGCGACGCGCTTGCGTTCGGCTTGGACCGCCTCTTCCCGCGCGGCGGCCAAAGCCTGTTCGTCTATTACACGGGCTTCCGTGCCCGTCTCCTGCGCCGTCTCAGGCATTGCAGGTTTCTCCTTTCGCGGGCTAATTGCCCGAAGTGCATCCAACACGCCGGAGTCCGGCGTGCCGAAAACCGCGATTTCCCCGGTGGGTTGGGCACTGAGAAAACACGTATTGAAATCGGCCGGCACCGTGCAGGGGGAGATCTCGAACGGCTCCCAATCAGTGGCCGTAAACATGCCGACTTCCTGGTTGTTCAGGTACGGCGGCTTTCCCTCCGGCAGGCCCTCGGTCTGCATGTCGGTCTTTTCCCGCTTATAAATAAAGGTGCCGAAGCTGAGGTTCTGAAGGATGCCGGTGCTGGCCTTCCGGAACATCTCGGTCGCGTCCGGATCACCCATGTCGAACTGCAGCGTGGCCATCCCCTTGTCGCCGTTCGGCCAGGCCCGCCGCACCACGCCCACCTGGGCCCGCGTGCCAACCTTGCCGGCTACCAGCGATTTGAAATCGTCGCCGGTAAAATGGGTATCGAAGACCGGCGCACCGTTGTTCAGCCGGTCGAAGCGACAGCCGTCCATCGAGAGCTTCAGCATGTACGGCTCGCCGGTGGAGCGATCGATCCTGGGTACGAATGCCCCGCTGTACCAGACGACGTCGATGGTTCCATCCTTGGCATTCGCGGTCGACGGTAGCACCTGCGCATCGGCAGCGAACACTTCCGAGTTCGGCGCGGCGGGCGGTGGCGCGCCCGTGTCCCTGTGCAAGTATTCGGTTGTGAGAAGCGGCATAGTTTGCGCCTATTCCTTCACCGCGTTGACCGCGATGTAGTCGTTCTCGCCCAGCTTCTTCAGCTGGAAGATCTGTTTCTGGAGCCAGCAGATGTGACCTTTGAACTTGTCGTCGCCCTCGCGATGCCACTTTGAAAGGTGCTGGTAGAAGTGGAAGTTCGACATGTCGCCGGCCTCGTAGCACTGCTTACAGAGTTCGGCGAAGCGAGAAGCGGCGGCCTGCTCGGCGTCGAACGCGCCGTTCAGCATGTCGCCAATGCTGTCGTGGGTCGTCGCCGGCTTCGGATTGAGCGTCGGCGCCCCCTCGAGAAACAACAGCCGGCTCGTGAGGCACTTCATATGGTCTTCGCACTGCTCGTGCAGCAGTTTGAAGCCATCGGCCAAGTCGAGTCCAAGCCGTTTCAGGTCCCGCTGGTCGAGAAGGTATTGCAGCATCAGTGTTGCCTCGACGGTGACGGCTTCCTGAAGGCCGGCCATTACCTCCGAATTTCCCTTCATGGGTTTCTCCCCCTTTTCTTGAGATGGATTTATCCCCGGTAGAGCCGGGTTGTGGATTGCCAACTCGTTGTCTCGCGGGTGATGCCAGCTACCAGGAGTTCCTTCACCATCGCTAGATCGTCCTCGGAAAGCGCGAGGCCCTGGCTGCCGGATGTTCCGCCAACAGGTTTGCTGGTCGGCGTTCGCTCCTCGGTATTCGCCGGTTGCTCCTGACCGCGCAGCGTAACGTTACGCGGATCAACATCGAGGATGATTTCGAACTTATCCACCAGCTTGTTAAAGAGCGCGATCTGCTGAAGCTGCGTGGTCGGGTCGTACCCGTTCTCCAGCACTGCCTCAAACCAGGTCTTCCGGCCCATACGAACGTCCTTCAACACCGCCTCGGCATCTTTGACCGGATCCACGGACTCGAACCGCGGCGCCGTCCATTGCACGCTCCGAAGATGGACCTTCGGATCGTTCAACGCCGCGCGCGGAATCTTGCCCTGCAGAATGAGCACGTCGATGAATCGGCGCCACACCGGCATGCAGAAAAGTGGCATTAGAGTGAGCCAACGGTAATTTTCGACCGTGTTCCGGAAGCCCAACATGCCGCCGCGCCACGACGAATAATTCACCTGCGACATATCGCCGGTGCCGAGCTCGTAGGGTAGACCAATGCCGGCCATGATCCCTTGCAACTCGGTCATCTTATATTCGCGGTAGCCGCCGGCCGGAGGCGGGTTATTGAACTTGATCTCCTGACCGGGCTTCAGATACTCCACCTGGCCGGGTTGGAACGTCTCGACAGCAAGCCCGCTCGAGGGATCGGTACCGGCGATGCCTACTGGATCGCCCTCGACACCTTCCGGTTGCGTCACGAATGCCGTAACGCAGGCCTCCACTTTTTTACGGACCCGTTCTGCGTCGCAGTAATCATCCAGATCGCGGATGGCCATCATCACGGGCGCCAGCCACGGTACACCGCGCACCTGGCCGGGACGAAGCACGCGATAGGTGTGGAGGATCTGGTCCGCGGGCACCGGCTGGCTCACGATGCCGCCGCGCGGATTGAGAATCAATACGCCACCCGGGTGATAGCTGAAAAGCCAGTACGCCACCCGGTGGCCGTCCTCATCGAACTGGACGCCTTCCATCACATGGCCGTTCACGAGGCCCATCGTACGGGTCTGGTCCAGGAAGTCGGCTTCCAGCATCTGAAGCTGCAGCGGAACGCGAAGACCGGAATCTACCAGGCGCGGCCGGAATCGCGCGAGTGCCTCGCCGCTTTCGGCCATCGTCCGGACAGTCAACGTCTGCATGCCGTAGAAATCGAGGCGCTGCGGTTCGTCGCAGGCCTCGGCAAAATACGGCCATTCGTTATCAATGATCTGATCAATGGCAGTGGCCCCGGTTTTGGCTTTCGGCACGATGCCGGTTCCCACCACGTTGCCGGCCAGTTCCTCGACGGCGTGCGAGGCATACGGGTTATTCCGGATCAGATCCCGGCTGCGGTCGCGTAGCCAAATCAGTGCGCCCATCAACTCGACGTTGGCGTCGGTTGAACCGGCGTACCACCCGTAAGCGCGCCGGCCGGCAGTGGCGCCCTCGTAACGGAAGCGCTCCGCGTGACGGCGCCGATAGCCGTCGACGATCTCTCCGACCGCACGCTGCACAGCGTAGCGGCCCGAAGATGCGGATCGCGCGTTCCAGTCCCGGCGAAGCAGTGGTATGGGGCGCCTGATCAAATCAGAAGTCATCGAATCGCTTGAGCTTGAATCCCGGTTCCAAAATCATGAACTCGAGACCGAACTTCGCCCTCACCTCATCAAGCATTGCCTGCAGATTGTTGTAGGCGTCGGGAGACACTTCGAAGTCAGTCTCAATTACGTAGAGCTTCGAGGTGGGGAGTGTGGATTGTGGCCGAGGCTCCTTGGCCAGTTCCAGAAGGCTCTTCGGCCCGTTACCGCGCCAAGGGGTGCAAAGAAACCGAAGTATGACGCCTGCGATTCTCATTTCTCGAAGCGCCCCCGAATTTCCGCGAACGCGCTCATCGCTTGATCCTTTCCACGACGACAGCGGCGAACACCGTCACGGTTGCGGTCCAAAGAAGGCCCAGCACGGCGAGCGCGCCAGTGAGCCAAGCCCGCCATCGCTCCAACCGGGCGATGCGGTCCGAGTGTTGTGCACACAGGCCGGGCTGCCCATTACCGAGCAGCGTCTTCTGCATGGTTTCCATCACCGCCCGGGTCGCGGACATCTCTGCGACAAGGTGCTCCACCGTCGTCCGCACGTCTTTGATTTCCGTAACCAAGTTCTCGCAATGCTCGCAGTGCATAGTCGTCACCACCTGTCATAGAGCGTCGGTCCCGTGGGACCATCGCCACGCTTGTGCTGCGCGAACCGCACGCGGCTGCCGGTCTGGCCGCTAAGCTCGCGGATGTCCTCTTCGATCTCGGCCTTCGCTTTGCGCAGTTCGTCGACGGAGCGATACGTCACTTCACGGCCGTCCGGAAACCGCGCTTTCAAAGTCGGGTTGCCAAGCGCCTGATTAATGGCGTCGAGGTTCGCCTGCAGCTGCTGAAGCGTCAGTGCCATGTCAGGACCGCCCTATTCGCCTTTCCATCGGGTTTGCCGATTGATTTTTCGCGAGAAGTGCGCACATTTCCCTTGAGCTTTCCCGCGAACAGAGTGATGAATCGAGGTGCCATGAAAAAGGCCGATATACAGGTCGGATTGACTTACATCGCCAAGGTTAGCGGTGTGCTGGCTAAGGTTCGCATCACCGGCGAATCGCCGTACGGCGGCTGGCGCGGAACCAATTTGGCAACCGGACGCGAGATTCGTATCCGGTCGGCGGCTCGCCTGCGCCGCACCGTAAACGAGCAGTAGAGAGGAGACCACCACAATGACGCTTTTTGCAATCGACGCAGACAACAACATCACCACGTACCCTGCAGCCGAGAAGATCCCGGAAGGCCAGGAACGGTTCACCAACGAAAAGGAACTCGCCGCACTCGCCGGTAACTGGCCGGCGGATCGCTTGATCAGCGTTTGGAATAGCTTCGCCGGCGTGGCCGGCTTTGGTGCAGACCTCAAGCCGGTCAAAAAGTTCACGAACCGCAAAACGGCGATCGCCCGCATCTGGAAGGCCATCCAGAAACTCGACGGCGCATCCGAAGCCGGAACCACCGCCACAGCCGAAGCCGCCGCAGCAACGCCTGCGAAAGCCACCCCCAAAACGCCGAAGGGCACGCGGAAAGCCGCCAAGGGCGCGCCCACGAAGGCGAAGGCTACCAAGACTACCAAGTCCGCCAAGAAAGCCACCGGGGCGCCCGTACCGCGCGAGTTTTCGAAGAAGGCCGCCGTCATCGACATGCTGCGCCGCAAGGGCGGCGCGACCCTGGAGGAGATTGCCAAGGCTACCGACTGGCAAAACCACACCATTCGGGGCTTCGTGTCCGGCACGCTCACCAAGAAAATGGGCCTGAACGTCGAGAGCGCCAAGAACGCCGACGGCGCGCGTTACTACCGGATCACCAGCAAATAGCCCGGTCCCAATGCTTGGGCTTCCCGCCGCCGCCCGGAAACGGGCGGCGGTTGTCGTTTATGCAGCGTCCTTCGCCATGCCTTAAGCCACTTCGTCAAACGTCCGGCCGGACCCCTCGTGCCGCGCCTGTTTCCCGGTCCATTGCTGCCAGCGACGGATCACAACGTCGCAGTACTTCGGGTCCAACTCAATCAGTCGCGCCTGGCGGCCGGCCTTTTCGCAGGCGATAGCGGTTGTGCCACTGCCGGCAAAGGGATCGAGGATCGTGTCGCGCGTTTTGCTGCTGTTGCGGATCGCACGCTCGACCAGCTCGACCGGTTTCATAGTCGGATGTTCCTGGTTGCTCGCAGGACGTTTGATGAACCAGATGTCGCCCTGGTCGCGGGCCCCACACCAGAAGTGGTCCACACCGTCGCGCCAGCCGTACAGAATCGGTTCGTACTGACGCTGATAATCAGATCGACCCAGCGTGAAGTGATGCTTGGCCCAGATCACAAACGTCGACCAATGCCCGCCGGCATCCGTGAATGCCTGGTGGAGCGTGTGCAGTTCCGACGAGGACATGCAGATGTAGATGGCGCCTTTGCAGACCGTCAACATGTTTGTCGACGCGTCGCGCAGGAAGTCGTAGAACTGCTCGCCCAGTTTGTCGTTCTGGATCTTGAGTTTCTTTGCCGTCTTCCCTTCGTAGGCGACGCCATACGGTGGATCGCTGAAGACCATATCGGCCAACCCGCCAGCCATGACCTTCTCCACGTCTGCGAGCACCGTAGCATCGCCGCAAAGCAGGCGGTGCTCGCCCATCACCCAAACGTCGCCGGTAACCGTGACGACAGTTTCCTGGGCCTCCGGTGCCGCTTCGTCCTCGCTCAGGCCCGAAGTGCTCTCTTCTGGATCTACCAGGATCTCGTCAAGTTCCTCGGGGCTGAATCCCACCAGTTCCAGGTCGTACTCGACGGCCTTCAGCGACTCCAGTTCGACGCGCAACATCTCGTCGTCCCACCCGGCATTGGTCGCAATCTTATTGTCGGCCAGCACCAGCGCGCGCCGATCGTCCTCGCTGAGATGGTCGAGGACGATGACTGGAACCTCGGCAAGACCGAGCTTACGCGCAGCCGCCAGGCGGGCGTGGCCTGCGATGATGATGTTGTCGCTGCCGACGAGGATCGGATTGGTCCAGCCAAACTGGCGCATGCTCGCGGCGACCTGGGCTACCTGCTCGTCGGTATGGGTCCGTGCGTTCCGGATGTACGGCAGCAGTCGGTCCACCGGCCAGATTTGGATGTGGAGATTGCGAAGGCGCTCAATGATGTCCAACATCTCAGAGGTTTCCCTTTTGTCGTGTCCGGAGATCCGGTTCGTTACCAGCGTCAGCGGGCAGATCGCGCGCCTCCGCAACGTCACTGAACGTCTGACCGGACTCCGCCCGCACCGGAGTCTCGCCAGCCAGATTGACTATGCGCCGCAGGATGACATCGCAGTAGGCCGGCGACAACTCGCAGCCATACGCGATGCGATCCAGCAGGTGCGCCGCCGCCATCGTCGTCCCGGAACCCATGAACGGGTCATAGACGATGTCCCCCGGATCGCTGAACGCAAACAGGAAGAACTCCACCAGCGCCCGCGGAAACGGTGCGCTGTGGGATCCCTGGCTCGACTCGGACTTCACCTCGATGACGTTCGACGGTCGCGCCACGCCGGTGTAGCGGCCTTCCGTGTTCGGCGCCGCGTTCAGATCGCGGTGCGATCTCTGCCAGGCGCTCTGGTTCCTGCCGGGATCGGCGGCGGCGCCGCGCGGCCCCGTGCCCAGTAGCCCGCTGCCCGATGTGGACTTTGGGTTGTTGGGCGAATATTCGAAACAGTCCTCCGACTCATGCCCGACGCGCTTGGGCCGGAATTTAATTTCCTGCTGGCGGCAAAAATGGAAGACAGGTTCCCAGGCGTTTTTGAAACGGTTGTTCCAACCGCCAGGCACGCCATTGTCCGTTTTGCGCCAGCAGAACTCGTCCACAAAACGCCAACCCCACAGGCGGCGGTGGGCGATCACTAAATCTTTCACATAAAGGCTGCGCTCGCCGTTGTCGGCATGCTCCTTGATGTTCAGGAAGTAGGAGGCATCGTCTGCAAGGATCGCGGCGATGTTGGCGGCCACATCGCGATACCAGTCTGCATACTGGTCCGGCGGGATCGGGCGGAAGCCGCTCGAAGAGTCGTACTCCCGCTGCGAGGCGTACGGCGGTGATGTGATCGCGACGTTCGCGTGCGCTTCCTCGAATAGTTTGCGAATAACACTCGCGTCACGGCAATCGCCGCATATCAGACGGTGCTTGCCGATCACCCAGACATCGCCTGGCCGGGTGACAGCCTGGACGGGAGTCTCCGGAACCTCCTCCTCTGCCTCGGGAGCAGCTTCCGGTTCCTCGGGCACAGCCAGCAGCGCATCGAGCTCGTCGGTAGAGAAACCCACGAGCGCCAGGTCGAGGCCATCCGTTTGGAGGTCCTTCAACTCGTCGGCAAGGAGAGTATCGTCCCATCCGGCGTTGAGCGCGATCTTGTTGTCGGCGATGATGTAGGCGCGCCGCTGGGTTTCGCTGAGGTGATCCAGCACAACCACCGGCACCTCGCCAAGGCCCAGCTTCCGGGCAGCCAGGAGGCGACCATGGCCGGCTATTACGCCAGCATCGGATGCCACCAGAATTGGGGAGTTGAAGCCGAATTCCTTGATGGACGCTGCGATTTGAGCCACCTGCTCTTCGGAATGGGTCCGAGCGTTCCTCTGGTAGGGGAGCAGTCGCTCCACAGGCCAAATCTCGATCCGTTGAGCCATCGCAGGAGTGAATGTCTTCGTGCTCATACTATTTGCGGGGGGCGGGGACTTCCGGATTGGTTATCCCCGCCTGAGGTTGATTCGCGTGAGGAGATTGGCAGCCTAAGAACCGGTACTGGAACTGGAACCGGAGTCGGTGGTCGGAATCATGGCAGCCTGGGCCGCCGCGATGAGCGTGGTGAGCGCGGTGTTGAAGCCGGTGGCGGCGGCCGCCTGATTCTGCTGGTCGGTCGCGACGGTAGCGTTCGCAGCGTCCAGTTTCGCCTGGATCGCGGCGGCCGCACTTTGGTCATTCGCCGTGGTCGTGACGGCGGTTTGGTATGCGGTGCCAGCCTGCTCGGCGGCAGTAATGGCATCGCTCAACGTGGGAGTAGGAGTGGGGGGTGTGGTGCTCATAACTTTTGAGGGCGATGAATAGTTTGGCTAACCAATTGTGTGTTAGCTCACTCGCAAGGTTTGACCGGGATGATCCTGTGAAATCCACCAGCCGCCGTGATCCGCGTTTTACGCTACCTTTAAGTAGCGTGCCCATCGATCCGGCGTCCTCAGAAGAACAAAGGTTGGTTGCCGAGTACCACATTGCCACCGAACGGTATACCGCCGCTGTCGGCGAATTGACGCAGCACAGGGCAACAATGGGCCAAGAGGATTATACGAAGCTCTTGCATATCGTGGAGGATGCTCGGAATGAATGTGAGCGCGTCCGCAACGCTCTGTCCAGCCTTCACGAAAAGCAGCCTTAAAAATCCCGGCCATGCAACGTGGTGTCCGAGCTCTTCTAGTGGAACCAATGCGGTCGACGCGGCAGCCATCGTGAGCGAGGCTGGTGCCGTTGGCGGTCGTGGTAGAACGGATCATCCGCGCGCGGCCCCCAACCGTCGTCTTTCCACTGCGTCGCGCCTCGCGCGGTTATTCCGGCGGGCGATTGTTTAGCCATGCCCATGTTCGAAGCCGTCGCGACGGAGGCGGCCGATGCAGCCTTCGGCGCACAGACCACGCAACATCGGGGGCAGAATATCCCCCGATGGAACATTGGCTGGTGCATCTTCTCAGCCCGCCCGCCACACATGAGGCAAGCGCCAGTGATGTTCGCGGACTGGATGCACGGCTCCATGGATTAAGAATTGGACCGGCGCTCAAGCCAATCCTGCCGCTCGATCCACGGTCGCCGCTCCTGGCGGCCAGCGGATTGGGCCGCCGATTGTCCGTGCCCTTCCTCGCCGGCGGATTTCGCCGCCATCAGCGCCTCAATATGCTGCGCCTGTTTATTCAGTCGGAACCGACCGGCAATTAATGATTGCAGCGCGGCGTACGCATAGCATCTGGCGTCAATCGCCTCGTTGCGGGCGCCGGCCTTCTTCGTCCACTCTCGACTGGCGAAACCTTTGGTGTACCGCACCCGGCAAGTCTCGGCCGTGAGTTGCTCGAAGTATCCCTGATCGTATTGGTCGCTGATGGGAAAGTGGCAGAAACCCGGCCCCGGCTCGGTAATCTTGAGACGCGCATAGAGCGCTTCTTTGGCCGCGTCGACACCGATGACCCATAAGGGGCGATTGTCTTTGGCCTTACTGTGCATCCGAGGCCAAATCGGACGCTGTCCAGCCGCACCCTTGATCGGGTACATCTTCGGTAACGCCCTTCGGCGCCCCCGGTCACTACAAAACTGCTGCACGATCGGTTGGTGAAACCCGGAGTCCACGCACGCCGCGGCGATCTCCATTTCCTGGCCGCACGGGTGTTCGAATGTCAGCGACAGCACCTGATCGAACCCGTCCCACAGGTCGCGTTGCGCCGGATCTCCCGGAAGAACGATGTACGCCAGGGACCAAGACTCCTCGTCGCGCCCCCAACCCACGATCTCCATTTCAATTCGATCGGCCTGTAAATCCGCACCCACGGTAATCAGCACCACACCGGCTGGAAGCATGACTTCCGCACGGTATGGTTGTCGCCGGCCCAGTAGCTCGCTAGCGTCGGTTTTTGTCGCACCGGCCTGCTGGAACGTCTCCGCCAGGATCGTATTCGTGAAGGTCTGCATCCTCTCGGGGGACTTGCGGGCGCGCAAGAAGTCCTTCGCGAGCTGCGACCAGATGGTCCACGGCGAATACAACGCGTTGAGCCAGAACCCGGCTGTTTCGCCATCACCCGCCGCCTCCGCCCGCCACTCGCCGCGCTCCAGCATCGCGGCTTTCTGGTGGTCTGCAATATGCCCTTGGCAGCGTTCGCACTCATACCACGCGTCGGCGGGTTTGCGGTCGGGCCACTTCACTCCGCTCCAGCGCAGGATCTGGAAGACTCCGCAGTGCGGGCAGGGCACGTAATACTTCCGCTGGTCGGACTCCAGGTACGCCTGCTCGATGCGGCTGGCCTCCGCAATCGTCGGCGTCGATACCATCGCGATCTGGCGGTTGGCGAACGTTGCGGTGCGCCGGATCGCGAGATCCACGGGGTCGCCTTCCTCCGTGCCCGCCGCACCGGACGATGCCGACGGCGGATACGCGTCCACCTCATCCATCAGCAGGAACCGCGCCGGCATGGACCGCAGGCCCACGGAGCTATTAGCGCCCGTGACCACGAGGACTCCGCCCGGAAATTCCTTCGCCAGGATTGTGTTGCCGGAATCGCGTTCGCGCGGGTCTGATACCCGTTGAGCCAGCACAGACGTGTTATCAATCAGCGAAGCAATCCTTTGGCGGGAAAACCGTTTCGCAAGCTCGACCGTCGGCTCCACCAGCATCGTCGGGCCGGGCGCATAGTGGATGATGTAGCCCAGCATGTTTAGCAGGACTTCGGACCCGCCAATCTGGGCCGGCTTCATGTAGACTACGCGCGAGAACGGCGACGACGGACTGAGGCAATCCATGATCTCGCGTAGGAACGGCGTGCGAGACGTGCGCCAGCGGCCAGGTTCGCCCGCCGACACACGAGAGAGCACGCGGTACTGATCGCTCCATTCGCCGATCGTGAGTTCCGGGTCCGGCCGCAGCGCGCCGGCGAACGCCTCGCGAATGCCGGCGAGGATTATCTCCGGCGTCACTGCGTGCTCAGAGGGTGCTGATGGCATTCGCTAATGCCTCCAGTTCCCGCGAGAGTTCGGCCTTCAGGGTTACGTGGACCTTCTTTGAGTCGGGTTCCGCGGCCAGGACCGTCGCCAGGCGATCGGGAAGACCGAGGATGCCGTCACGGAGACTCCGCACGGCTTCGGCAATCGTTTTGCGAACCGCCTCGGCCTCGATTAGCCGGCCCTGCTTCGTTTCGAACTCGAGCCGGCGAAGCTTTGCACGGAATACCATCTCGATCGTTCGTGCCTGTCCGAAGCTGGCACCGCCAGCCTGGGGCAAGGAGTCCGCTGTGCGGGACGGAGCCGCCATTGACGGCCCAGCCGGCGACTCGTTCACCTCATCGACCGGCTTGTCGTCGAGGACCGTGTCGGAGGCGCGGACATCAATTTTGCCGCCACGCATCACGAGTACACCGGCTTTGGCCAGTTGCGAAATGTATTGGCGGGATTTTCGGCGGTGCCGCGCGTATTCCGCCTGGCTCATCACCGCTGGTTTGGCTTCGGAAGGCGCTTCCGCTCGTCGACTTGACATGTCAAGTAGCTCGGTTGCGTTTATCTTGCGTTACTTCAGAGGATTAGGCGGCGTCGCGTCAAGTAGTGTCAAGCGACTGTCAAGTAGTTTTTCGGGCCTGACGGTGCGTGAATTGCGCACAAGGGCTACCCGCGGTTTTCGCCCGCGTTTCAGGTCCCAAGAAACGCCGGCGGACCCCTTGGCCCGGTCTTCTTCACGAATTTGCCAGGCAGTCGGTGACCACTTGGCGGAAGATCGGTCGTAGCTTGTCTCCCTTGCCCAGTCGCCGCAATGTCCAAACGAACTTCCCACTATCCAGCCGCTCCTGGAAGCTATAGCGCGTGCCAAGGTAATCGGCGATGCACATTGGCGTCGGATCATCGGCGCGACGCCGGAGCACGAGGCGCCGGATATCGCCCTTGCGCGAGCGCACGGCCATGACCAGTTCAGCGGCCAGTAACCGTTCCACCCGTTTACTTCCGATCCAATCGATGAGTTCCCCGTCTGGGGAGTACAGAGGGATTTCGTTTTGCATACGCGAAGACACTTCGGGCATCAAAGGCTGCGGGAGATGGATTAACGAGCGTCCCGGCGCTCACATGAATATGGGGAAGGTTCGTCGGAAGGTGCGCTTTGCGCTGGCTTACGAACTTGGCCTCTATAGTTATATACCCCGCGTACCCCCGATTTTTGAAATGGAAAACGAAAAATATTTGTGGAAAAGATCCCTCATGCTCTGTGGCGCTCCCACGGCTGTTCGAAATTGGGGTTATAGAAGTGCGAGCGGAAGCCCTGCGGCGGTGGCCCAATGATCTCGATGGAATCAGCAGCGACGGTGCCGATGCGATCGTCCGCATCGAGAAAGCAAACCAGACCGTAATCGCCGCCAAATGGAAAGCGTAGACGGCCGCGCGCCTGGTACAGAGCTTCGTGCGTCCATCCAAGTGCCAATGCTCGCTCACGGATCGCGTTGACGCATTCTAGGGCTTGGTCTGAGACTGGCTGAGTGAAGAAACCTTTGTCATTGCCTGAGGGAGTTGCAACGGGCCATGGCCGAAGTTCTGTCCACGGTTCGGCAACGGGCGGCGCATACCTCCGGGCATCGAGAGTGCGAATTGCTTCGAATAACCGTGGTTCGCCGAAGTTGGCCGTGGCCCAATCCTGCATTGCATTGAACCTCGCCCGAAGATCGTCAAATTGGCTGGCGGAGAGTTTACCGGCGGCAACGGCGCTCTTTGCGATCGTCATTTTCGAGCGCAACCAGGCGTAATACTCCGGGTCAAGGCGCCGATAAGCAGTGTCGTCGATCTGGAGATCGCGCGCGAAAAAAGCCGGCTCGTTCGTAATCCATTGCTCCAGAGACGTGGAGACGTACATCGCGGCAGAGGGCGTGCCGCGGCGGACTACCTTTTCCTCATTCCCGTTTTCGAGTAACGCGGTCATTCAAGTGCCTCGCGTCCCAGTCTGGCCGTGGCGACTGAAAGAGGACTGGGACGCCGTAATCCAATGACAGGAACAAAGTTACGAGACGGCGTCCACGCGTCCCAGTCTGTCCCAGTGTTTTGCGCAAACTCTCCATAGGAGTTTCTCAATACATTCCCTCCTATGTTCCCGGCATATATATTTTTTCCTCTTACGTGTGCGCGCATATGAATATACTGGGACGCTGGGACACGGCCATGAAAACACACGGGTTGAGACTGGGACGCGGACTGGGACGCAGACTGGGACGCGGCCCGAGACGTGGACGCCAACGTCGGAACCCCAGCGCCACGAGTCACTCCGCCCTCCGATAAAGCCAGTCACGTGAGCCCCTCCGACCGATCCGGAACCGTGCCCATCCCAGGGCTCGCAGACATCGTGCCACGCGGATCTTATCCATCTGGGTCCACTGATCCTTCTTCTTCTCCAAGCACAAGGAAAGTACGTCTGCAATGGAGACCGAGTCCCGTCCTTCGAGCCAAGGGATGATCAATTCATCCCAGGGGTCATTCTCGTAACGATCCGCCTGTTCCTCGGCGGCATCCCGTGTAAGCTCCACGGAATCGAGCCACCAAGGTTTTCCGTCGAAGTACAACTGCGCCGCTTCGGCCCAGAGCTGGTCGCGCGCCTCGGCCAAGGCATCGACGTCGATCACAAGCGCTTTACACTCCACAGGCCAGAATCGCCGCGCGCCAGTTTCGTCGCGGAGATACGTGCCATGGTTGACGCTGCCGGCGAACACGCACTGGCGCGGAGAGTCTATGGGCCGTTTACCGTATGGTGGCCGGAAGCGGTCCGATCCCCGGCTCATGAACGCCTTGATACGCCCGACGTCGGAACGAGCCATGGAATCAAGCTCGGCGATTTCGATAACCCACACGCCGCGGGTCTGCAGTGCGGCATCCTTCGATCCAAGGTCGGCGATCTCGTCCGTGAACCACGGCTGAGCCAGTACGCGAAGCGCGGTCGATTTCCGAATGCCCTGCTCGCCTTCGAGAATCAGGCAGCAATCGGCTTTGCATCCGGGCATGAATACCCGGGCGACGGCGGAGATCATCCACCGCGAACCCACAGCTGCCGCATAGGGAGACGGATCAACACCGAGGAAATCAGCCAGCCAGGATTGCAGCCGTGGCGTGTGGTCCCACTGTAGATCCTGGAGGTATTTCCGCACGGGATGAAAGGAACGATCACGGGCGACCGCTTCAACGGCCTGGCCGGTTGTCTCGACCGACACGAAGATGCCCTGGCGATGCAGCCAGTCGGTGGCCAGGATGTCTTCTTGCTGACTCCATTCCCCGGGGACCTCGCGTTCTGGCTTCATCCACGGAGTCGGGCGTTCGAAAACCGTGCAATGGGCGAACTCGTTATGCGCAAGAACACCGGTCCACTCCGGTGCGTAACGGAACGCGGCCATTGCGTTGGCCAGCACGGGTCTAATCGTATTGTTCAGGTTCAGCAGCAGGGCGTCACGCCAATTGGGAGGCTGGTCGTTTGTAGCGGCAAACGCGAATGTGGATTGTTCCCCCGACCCGCGTTTGCCAGCGGAGCGGCCCTTGCCACTCGATCGAGAATCGATGCGAACCACCTTCATCTGTTCCCGCAATGCCGCGAGCGGAAGCCGATCCTTGCCGCACTGATTTTGAATCAAGCGCAGATGGCGCGGTTGGTCGATCGGATCGAGCCGCCGGACTTCAGCCAGAATCGGCTCGATTAACCGCGCGAGGTCCGTTTCCGGCGTCGCGGTAGACAGCCTCGAGATCGCCAGTTCCAGCGGTGTCTGCGCGCCGGAAAGGATGGCTTCGAAATCGGCCGCAGTTCTGCCCGATGCGAAGTATTCGTTTACGTCGATTTTGGCATCGGCTAGCAACGACTCCGCGCGGCGAATTTCCTCCTCGCCGCGGCCTTCCAGTTGCTTGGCGAGGTCTTTTGGCGTGATACCGGGATGCGCGTCGAATCGATCACGCAGCTCCTGGCGTGCTTTCTGCTGCTTTTCACCGAGCGGCAGAACCGCTACGCGCGTCAGAATCCCGTGTGCGCCCAGGACGCCGGCGGTGCGGAGCGCGCCATTCAATCCGGCCTCGGACACCTCGTTGTCCTGGCAGATGTGGACCGTCTTCACACCGGCCAACTTCGGCAGGAGGCGGTCCCAATCGGCTTCGCGAATCCGTACCGTCACCGGTGACAGGACCGGAAAGCCGCGTTCCATGAGCGAAATGCAGTCCGTCACGCCTTCGGTGATAATGGCGCGCTCGGGGCGGGTTAGAAGGACATCTTCGTTGTAGAGAACGTCATTCCGGATGCATGGAGCGACGTGTTCATTGTTGCGCCCGTTTCGGACGGCGAGTTTCTTGTATTTCGATTTCTCCCAGGCCTGATCGGGTGTCCAAGGCGTCTGGCGTCCGATCATGAAAACAACGTGGCCGCGGCTCCAGTACGGGAAGACGATTCGGCCCTCGAAAAATGGGATCAAGCCATCCTGCGCTGTGGGCCGGAACGCGGACGTGGCCGTTAATTCCGCCTTCGTAAACGCATTTGAGCCGTCCATCAACGTTTGGAAGACGCTGGGATTGTCGTTCTGGGCGAAGCCGATCTTCAGCCGAGCAGCCATCTCATCGCCGATGCCGTATTTTTCACGGAACCAAGTGAGGACGTCGGGGTTGGCGAGCAGTCGCTGATGGTAGAATTCCGCAATCTCCGTCAGTGCCTCATGCACGCGAAGACTGAGCGCATGGGCTTCTTCGGCCCCCTGCGCATCTGGTGACAGACCTGATAGCGGTGGCAAACCGGCGCGTCCGGCCAAGTAGTCCCGCGCCTGGCGATGCGATTCCGGCATCCGCCCGGACTGGCCGCGAGTCACCTGTCCCGACTGAACGAATTCCACCAATTGCAGCACATCGCCGCCCACACCGCAGCCGAAGCAATACCAGCCTTGCTTGTCGAGCATAATGTGCAGCGAGCGATGCGACTGGCTCCGGTGATTGGGACAGTCGCACTGCAGTGTCCGCTGGGATTCCTGAGTGATTCTGCCGGCGAACACGTCGCGCGCGACCTCACCGATATCCACATCCGTGACTTGGCGGTAATAACTTTGGACGTCTGTGGAAGACTGAGCTGTCATACGCTGGCCCCCTGTGGCAGCAGAAAGGAAAGGAATGTGTTTCTGCGGTCGACCTGGCGCTTCTTCACGCAGTTTTCGATACCCCAGGTATCGCCAACGAGGATCACCGACCCCTTTGCACGCGTCACCGCCGTATAAAGAAGGTTGCGGTGGTGCATGAACGAATGCGACTTGTGGACCACCACCACAGCGCATGGGAACTCGGATCCCTGCATTTTGTGAATGGACGTGGCGTACGCGAGTTGAACATTGTTCAGGTCCGGCGAGTCGCCTGCAATCTCGACGAGATTGCCTTCGAAGTTGATCGTCATGGCGCCGTCACTCCCGACAGCAGCAACAATGCCGACCGCACCGTTCATAACCTGGCGGTCGTAATCATTCTTCGTCTGGATGACCTTGTCGTTGGCATAGAACGTAGGCCGGCGGCCCGGTTCCACGTCGGGGATGTCGACTCCGAAGAGCTTCAGCTGCAGCAGCCGTTGCAGCGCAATGTTCAACTCGACGGTGCCAAGTGGACCCTTGTGGGTGGGTGTAAGCAATTGGACATCGCGCAGGAGATCATAACCGAGACGCTCCTGCAGGACTTCCTCAAACAGCAACAGGAGCATCCCGGATACGTCGTCCCGGTCGCTGAATTTATCGATGACATACCAGGGCCGTCGACCGCCGGCCTGGGTTTCGGATGTGGGCCTAACCTCGCCGGCCAGAATCGCGGTGGAGTTTTCTTTCAGTTCGCCGGCCTGCCGAATTACACGAGTCAGCACTGTAGTGGGGATGGCGCACGACTGGACAAGATCGCGGAGGAGGTTGCCCGGACCGACCGGCGGTAGCTGGTTGTGATCACCCACCAGAACAACTGCAGTCCGGCTGGAATCCACGGCATGCAAAAGGCGCCACGCGAGCGCCACATCCACCATGGAAACTTCGTCGACGACGAGGATGTCGGCTTCAATCGGATTGCCGGCACCCCGCAAATACGTCTGGCCGTTGAACCCGAGGAGCCGGTGGATAGTGCAAGCCGGATGCCCAACCACCTCCTCCATGCGTTTCGCGGCCTTGCCGGTGGGCGCGGCCAGAACAACGCTCAGTTCCAGCCGGTCGGCAATGCTGGTGATAGTAGAAATCGCATACGTCTTACCGCTTCCCGCTCCGCCGGCGATGAGAGAGACCGCACTTGTGAGCGCGTTTGCCACGGCGCGCCGCTGTTCCGGATTCAATTCCGCGCCCTCAGCATTGAGTAGCGGGTCGACGTCGCCGATGACTTTGGCATGAGGGTTCTTCTCGTGCGAGCCCGCGAATCGCTCCGCCAGTTCCTGCTCCATTCGATGGATCTCCGGATCGGCGACAACGAGCCGTTCAAAGGGAGCCGAGATCAGGAGGCCTTCGCCAATGAGCGATTCGAGATGCCCTTCGATGATGTCGCGACTGTCCAGCGAGTCCATTACCAGCAGAGTGTTCGCCCGATCCAACAGGTCCTCGTACTCGACCCAACAATCGCCGTCGTCGAGGGCGTCCGCGACGCAATACTGAATCCCGGCACGAATCCGCGAAGGCAGCTCCTTCGGGGTGCCCATCTTGCGGGCGATTTTGTCGACACGCTTGAAGCCGTAACCCGAAATCTCACGCATGAGAAGGTAGGGGTCGCGCTCAAGCATCGGCACAACCTGGCTGCCGAAGCGCTCGACAAGGGTGGTCACCTGGTGATGGGTCAACCCGAAACGCGAGAGATAAGCCATCGCGGCGTTGAAATCCCCATTCGCGATCCACGTACGTTGCAGCCCGAGGATAGTTTCGAGCGGCGCTTTCGCCACGGTCGCCACTGCCTCCGGTTGAGCGCGGATCGCAGCATCAAATCCCGCGCCGAAGTGATCGGCAATCAAGCGCGCTTTGGCCGGCCCGATGCCCTTTACGTCGGGGTTATTACCCAGAAAGTTGGCGAGGCCATCGGCGTCCATCTCCAGGTCATACCCCAGGAATTCCACGGAGAATTGCCGCCCGTACTTCGGATGTCGGGCCCAGCAGCCATCCAGACGAACGGAATCATTCGGCCTGGCGAAGACTTTCCCGGCGAAGGTCACCAGGCTGCCGTCTGGAGTGCGGAGGCGCCCGGCGGTGAACGCCGGGCCCGAGTAGAAAACCGTCTCGACGATGCCGCGGATCGAGGAGCGGACCTCCGCGTCTCTCGTTTTCGTCATGAACCCCACCTCGCGTGTGCGGCCAACAGGTAAGCCTGCACAAACTGGCAGGCCGCCTGCCGGTTCGAACAGAAGAAGACGGGAAGTTTGTAGTCGAGAATAATCGACAGCGCGCTCCCGAGCACGGCATTGGGGTGAGCGCCACCCCGGTAGCGCCCCAGCAGAATATCGGGGACGCTGGCCTCAACCACGACACACGCGTTCCGGTACGATGCGAGCTTCCGAAGCTCATTCCGGAACCGCGCGCGATCGTGGATTACCGTGGAGACGAAATCGTCGAGGCTCTTCCGCTCCACGGCGACGGTGTTTTCCAGGCCAACGACGGAGTAATCCCCGGCTGGTAGCGCGCGGCGCTCCACCGCCACCAGCTGGGAGTCGAACGAATAGCCTTCCTGCTCTCGCGTGTCGACGATGAAAGTGACAGGCCCAGAATTAGAACGGCACAAGAGCGTCGCCCGCCTCCTGACGGAACGTCTTGGGCGTCCGGGCGGTCGTCTCGATGCGGCGGTTGAAGAAGATGTTCTCGTTTTCGCCCCTGGTCTTCTTGGTGACCTCGAGCTTCACGTCAAGCAACTTCTTCAAGTGCTTGGGCAGATCGGAGATTTTTTCGATGTCGAGGCCGCACAGATGCAGGTCGGTTTTCAGGTACTTCAGGGTGTTGTGGGTGATGACGCTGTTGCGCCACATCAGCCGATTTACGAATTTCGGCGCAATCACGCGGAGCGTCCACTTCAGCATCGGGTTGCCGGTGGTCTGAGCTTCGGCCAGCTCGACCTTCTCCACTGCAACCTGGTACTTGCCGTCGGGAACGCTCTCGAAATCGGCCTTCTCTTCGGGTTGCTCGGCGCGGAACTCCGCGTCGAATTTCGACAGGTCAATCGATTTACTCATAGAATCGTCTCCTTTCCTTGGGTGGGACTATTTCGCCGCAGTTGCCGGCGTTTTCGCGGCCGCCTGCGGCTTCGGCGGCGCGACTGCCGCGGTGAATGCCGTAATGAAGCTTTTGAAATCGAGGTCGATGGTCTCTGGCAGCCGCCCGGTGCGGTCGCCGGCTTCGTAGTACAGACTGGGCTTGGTGCGGATCACGCGCCGCATGTTCTGTTGGCCCTCCTCGCCGGTGGTCAGTTCCAGGTCGCAGAACAGGACCATGTCCACCATGCCCAGCACGATCTTGCGGGCCTTGTCGGGCAGCGTGGGCACGATGCGGGTGTATTTCCCGGTGCGCGTCTCAACCTCGATCTCCTTGGCGTGGGAAACGAGGAATAGCCCATAGGGCATGAACGCCAGCTTGGTAAGCACCCGCTGGAATTCGTTGTTGACGATGGCGTACCCTTTCCCGTATCCGAGATCGGACTCGTGGTCGATTTTGAATTTCTTCAGGATGTAATCGGTGCAGAACTTGTAGGCGTTGTCGATGGTGTCGATGATGAGGGTTTTGAAAGGGTGCTCACCTTTCTCAATCTCGGCGCAAGCGGCTAGCAAGTCGTCCCAGGACTGGATGGGCACTTGGTACACGTCCAGGGAATTCAGGCCGGGTTCGGTGGCGAGGAACACGGCTCCATCCGCCTGCGAACAAAGCGTGGACTTCCCTATCTTTGTGGGGCCGTAGACTAGAACCGTCAGGTCGGCCAGGTTCGGCTTGGGCTGCGTTTTTGCGGTTGGCAGTAACGACATAATTCCGTTGATCTCCTTTTAGAAAACTGGCTCTGGGGTTTCGTTGGGCAGCACGCGCAATTCTTCGTTGGGCGGCACGCGCTGGAAGAAGTTATCGATCAAGTTGGGATTGCCGTTCGAACGGCACAACGCGAAATAAGAGCAGGGCCGTTGGTAGTTGAAGCAGAAAGCGGTGTTCTGGTAGAACACGCCGCGGCGCCGCGCATCCAGGAACGCCTGCGTCAGCTCCCACAGCTCACTGCGCAAAATATCGAAGCGGTCCCGCGAGAGATAGAGCATTTCCCGGTGAAGCATCGTGGGTTCGGAATACTTTTCCGCCAGCCGCTGCTGAAACTCTTCATCCGTCTCCGGCATGCGGCGCTTCGCCGATGACTTGCCGGTTTTCGATTTTGCCAGCAGTTCGGCCCGGCGGGCCTGAAATTCCTCCTCGGTCTCGCCTTTGCTCTGCTGCAGCTTCGCCTTCACCAGGACGTTGTAGAGAATCCCGGTGATGGGGATCCCCATAGTCTGCTCGACATAGTGGGCATAGATGGTGATCTGGAAATCCGTCCAAAGGCGTTCCAGGTAATCGGAATCCATTTGTCCGGCGGTTTTGTGTTCGAGGACGAAGTAATTCTCGCCAATGCAAGCGATGCCATCCACCTTGCCGGCAAGCTGGAAGCTACGTGAAGCCGCGCCGGTGGCTGGATTGACGATCGGACCTTCGAATGTCTTCTCCAGGGCGACAATCTCGAATTCCTCGGTTGCATATCGCGCGGCATAAGCTTTCATCATTGCCGCGGCGAGGTGCCAGTCCCGAAGTTGGTTCTCATCCTGGACCCGATTGGGACAAAGACGGTCGATCAAGGCCAGTACTTCGCCGAGATCGCGGCGCTGGTGCCAGGTCTGCAGACACTCGTGGATGAGAGTGCCGAAATGCAGGTTCCGGTCGCGCTGGATGGGAACGAGTTGCTGGAGGTATCGCCACTCAACCGCCTTGCGGCAGTTGCGGAACAGCGACCACATCGAATAAGTGGAGACCATCGGCCCAGGACTCATCTCGCGCCTTGCCATGTCGGCGCCAGGCCAGACGTACGAAACGCGGCGCGCAACTCCTCCCGGAACTGATAGGTCCTCCGGCTGGTGAGGCCCAGTTTCGTGCCCATTTTGGCGGCGATTTCGCCAAAATCCGTCGTACGGATCTCCTCCGCTAGAAGCTGTACGCGGGGGGCCACCGACGAGAGCACCTTTTCGACGTCGATCCTGGCCTGAACCGCTTCGGCAGTCGAACTCCGGGAGGCATCGTCTAGGCCGGCGGAAGCTTCAACCGGGCATTCGGTTTCGTCGTCATCCGTCAGAGAGGCGATTCTGCCCATTCCCGACCGGATGGCCTTCAGTGCCAGCGATGCCGCCCGGTTACGGATCAAACGGTTGATGAAAGTCTTGTAGGTGCCCCGTTCGCGCTTGAATCCGCTAATGCGCTTCCAGTACTCCAGGAAGAGCTGCTGCTCAAGGTCTTGGCGATCGTCTTCCCGGAACAACTGACATGCCACCAATTCGTGGACCCGGCACCGAATGCTGTCGAGCGCGTATCGATCCATTTCCGATAAATCACTGCTTGCTGTCCTCATGTTTCCTCCCTGCCGGGGAGGTCCTTGTGGGGGCCAACAAAAAAGCGGAGGTCGGCGGGCGCGTGCTTTTCACGCGACTCACAAGGACCTCCGCTTCGCGGTCAGTCGTTTATCTGGTGTGTCTCTGGCTGCAGCTACATCATGTGCGCGACAGAGCCTCCAGCCGCATCCTGAAGGGGATGCCATGTTTCACTTCGAGGCGCCCGATGGTGCCGTCCCCGATGGTGGTCAGGGAGTTCAGCAACTCGGTGACCTGTGTTTTGGCGGCCAAGTCTTTCGACGCAGCCTCCGGCCGGGGATCGACCTCCCCTCCGAACTTGATTTCCCGCACCACGCGCGGCGCCGGATCGAATACCGGCTCGCCGCCACGGATCTCCAGCTCTTCAATCGAGCCGAAGTGAAGCTCCCGCATCAGGCGAAGCAGGCGCCGGCGCCCGTCCGAAAGCTCCGCGATCTGTGCCGGCATGATTAACTCTCCTCCCTTCCGACAGCCTGCTCGGCCCGCATGAGTTTGCGTTCCGATTCAAGCGCCAACTGGACAGCGCGCGACTTCACCCGTCCGTTCTTTACCATCGAAACCAGAGCTTTGCTCTTACCGAGCCGCTTCGCCACCCTAGTAACCAACCCGAAGTAACGTGTGACCGGCCTTTTTATGATTTCTGTAATGCAATCTGAATTTTGCATGACCCGATTGAAGACCCTGAATTTACGTCCCATTACTGCTGTTACTTCACAGTTACAAATTATAAGCATTGCAGTCATGATGTCAACCTGTTAAGCTGAACACTTGCATGCAAGTGATTGAACCAAAGATCAAAAATGTTGTCGTTCGAATTCCCGAAGATCTGCATCTGCCGCTTCGCAAAAAGATCGCCGAGATTGATACCTCTTTCCAGGAGGTAATTCTGGAGTCCCTGGTTGGCTGGCTGCACGCCAAAGATTCGACAGCGACCAAGAGGTGGCTTGCAAGAGTGGAGGAGACCGCCCGCAACGCCTGCCAGTTGCCGCCCGAGTTGACGCCCGAGAACCGCGAGGAAAAGGAGTTTGTTGCTGGTCTGCTGGCGTTCCTTCGCGATCCCGAGCGACCCTTCCGGAAAGAGATGCAAAGGTTGCTGAAAAGCATGTTCGAGATCGATTCCAAGCGAGCCTTCCCGAATACGAAAAAAAGACGAAAAATCATTTGATCTATAATTTGTTTTGGGATATTCTAGTCCGGTATTCCTAAAACGACTTCGATGCTGTCTGTCCCGGTTCTCCCCGCTCGTGACCCCCGTCCGATCACAGACGAGCGCCTCGCTCAGGCTTACGCTGCCGAGGAACTCCTCGAAACACTCCTGGACGACCTGCACCAGGACATGCAAAATGGAGCTGCGATGCTGGCATGCGACTACCAGATCCCGGAGCGCCTTCGTCCACACAGTTCGCTGCCGCGCGCCGGAGGACGTGACCGGCGCCGCAAGATCTTGCAGTTTCCGCGTATTCGCGATCCGGAGCCGATCACAGACGCGCGCCTGGAGCAGGCGTTCGCAGCGGAGAGGCTGCTGGATGCCATCCTGGAGGATCTGTTCCAGGACCTCGTCTTGGGCGCAGCAGTGGTCTCGCGCAGTTACCAGCTCCGGTGGCTGCACAAACGACCCAGTGCGATCCGTCTCGCGCGATGTGCGACTGGTTAGCATCGGCATTCCTGGCGTAATTTTCGCCACTCAAGCCGCTGCCGGTCCCATAGCGGCTGGCAGGCGATCTTTCGTAATTTGGTTTCCGTGAGCGGGAATCTGCCGGGTGAAGCCTTCGGCAGGAATAGAATCTCCTCCTGAATATCGGGCGCGAGGTTGGCAAGGTTCATGATCTGACTCATGCGCGCCCGGGTAATATATCCGGCCCTCGCAAGTTCGGCGTAGTCCCGCACCTCGCCGCTTTCAACTAGATCGAGGCACTTGATGGCAAGTGCCATTAGGCGGGCCAAGTGGGGTATGCAACCGGAGGACGGCAGGAGTTGGGAAGCGATCGGCGCGCCCGAGCGCAACGGAGTGTCGAGTTCGAATTCCACGTCGATCGTGCCGGCAAATTCGCTGCGATTCATCTACCCCTCCATCTCCGCGCCTCGGCAAATACGCCGAATGCCCGCGCTCCGGAAGCTGACGGTAACTTTGTTCGTTTTGCCGTCGTAGGCGACACACTCGATCAGGCCGTGGACGATTCGCGCCTGTTCGCGCGATGTTAGCGACTCCCAGACCGGACCGAATTCGACCAGGGCTGCCCGGAAGTCATCCTCGTTGACGGCCTTGGATTCGAGGCCAGTAAGTTCCTGCTGAATCTCGCTCAACCGCCGCTCCGTCTGGCCGATCCGTTCCTGAAGATCTGCCATGCGGTCCGTTACCATCTGGTCGCGGCGGCCCACCAAGGGGACCAGTTTGCGCAGTTCAGCGCCCATTCCCGCTAGTTCCTTTTGCGTAAGCTGGCGCTCAGAGGTGAGGTCCGTGACCTGTCCGCGCCTCTGCTCCTCGGCCTTCGCAATCGCGCGGGCCGCGATTTGGGGATCGGAGCCGATCCGCCGGATCTGCTGCACAACCGCCGACTCGATTGCAGGCGCGGAGACCGACTTGGTCTCGCAGTTTTCCCATCCCCTTTGTTGGGCCTGCTCGCAAACGTAATATCGGTAGCGCCGCGAGCCCTTCGCCGTGTAGGTGTGAACCATTCCCGCATCACACGATGCGCACCGCAGGAGTCCTTTCAGGAGAGCACCGTAATTATTGCGAACCTCGACTCCGCCGCTGCGCCCGTTGCTCTGCAGGATCTTTTGCACCTTCTCCCAGGTCTCCGCGGCAACGATGGCCTCGTGCTCACCGCCATACATCTGGCCCTTGTATTCCACCCTCCCGGTGTAAATTGGGTTCGTGAGCACCCGGTACAGCAGCCCCTTCGTGAATGGCTTCCCGCCCTCGGTTTCGCCCCTTTTCGTAATCCACTGCTTGGTGCGCCAACCGCGGCGGTCGATTTCACGGACGACGGGCAGCATAGCGCGGTAATCAAGGTAGAGGTTGTATATCGCCCTGACTTGGTGGGCTTCGTCCCCATTGATGGCAAGGCGGCCACCGCGAGGATCGATGTCATAGCCCAGCACGGGGTGTCCGCCAGTCCACTTGCCCTTTCGCCTGGCCGCCGACATCTTATCGCGGGTACGCTCGGCGATGATCTCGCGTTCGAACTGCGCGAAGGAGAGGAGGATATTGAGGGTGAGGCGCCCGAGCGAGTTAGTGGTGTTGAACTGCTGCGTGACGGATACGAAGCTGACATTATTCTTTTCGAATGTCTCAACGATGCGAGCGAAGTCGATCAATGACCGGCTCAGGCGATCCACCTTGTAGACCACCACGCAGTCGACCCCACCGGCGCGAATCTCCGTTAGGAGCCGCTGCAGCGCCGGCCGCTCCAAATTGCCGCCGCTGAATCCACCGTCGTCGTAGTGCTCGGGCAGGGTGACGAGGCCTTCCCCGCGCTGGCTAAGGATGTAGGCCTCCCCGGCTTCGCGCTGCGCATCCAGGGAATTGAAGTCCTGATCCAGACCCTCGTCGGTGGACTTTCGGGTGTAGATGGCGCAGCGGACTGTCTTGGCGGCGGCCGGCGCCGGCGCGTTGGTCGCGACCACTGCATTTCTACCGTTGCGCAACGGAGGCCTCCTTGGATTGGGTTAAGCCCCAGAAGAGGAAGCCATTCCACTTCGTGCCAGTCACCGCCTGGGCGACAGCGCTGAGCGATTTGTAAAGCTTACCGTCGTAGTCGAAACCGTTCTCGCGGACCTCGACACTGATCCGACGGCCTTTGTAATCCCGGCTGAGCATCGTGCCCGGCATCGGAAGCCGGGCGTCGATGCCCACCGACGCGGTCGCGGAATGACCGTGTTGACAGGCCGGTCTATCCTCCAGTGCATCCTTTGGTGGGTGGATGCGAAGATCCGCATCGTTGGCCAGCTCCATCGCCCTGCGGTGGGCGCGCTCGCTCAATCCACCCTCGGCGAGGGTTTGTAGGCGCCAGGCGATGCGCTTGAAGAGGGCTTCCTTATGTTTCGAGCGAACCTCCTCGCCAAAGAGTTCCAGGTGTTTCCGCTGGAGCTGGGCGACGGTCATTTGCCGGAGGCCATCGATTTCGTTTTTCAGTGCGCGATTCAAGATCTATCTCCCTTTCTCGGGTGGCGCTAACTTACAGCACCATGAGGGCTCAATTCGGACGCACTATCAAGTCCATCTCCGGTGTCCGGATGCGGCTCCGGCAGGGGAGTGACGCCGCCGGCATCTTGCAGGGTTCGGGCATTCCGCAGCCGCAAATATCCGGTAGCAAGAAGAGAAGCGATCTCGTCAATGACCGAGTCGGGCGGATCCTGTCGATACTCCATTCCAATCTCCAATCGTGGAAGAACGGAAACGGATTATCGTTGGGGGAGCGGAGAGGAGGGAGGATTGGCGGCGCGGCTGCAGTGCGGGTTTACCTCTAACCGTCGCCTGGATTCCAGGCTCTCCGGCACCCACAACGAAGTCCGCTTCGCGGTCGTCCAGTTGTCTGGTGGTCAGTGGAGCAGACTGTTAACTGCTCCTAATGTTATATACCCCGCGAGGGGCCGAATTTTGAAACGGTTTTCGAAAAATATTTTGAAAAGAGTTTCCTGTCCCCGCCGGGCCGCTTCCGTGTATTGAGATCGGAGGGAGATCAGAATTCTGCCGCGCTGTGCGGTGTCGAGTGATATGCTGAGCGGGTTGACGTTCGAATTCTACAGGTTCCGATTTCATTTCCGCTCCGCAGGAGCGCTGCATTTCCCTCCTTATAAATCCGGTAATATCGTGCGCGGCGCGTTCGGAGATCTATTTCGCAAAATCGTTTGCATGCCAAGCTGTCATGACGCCAAGACATGCGAGGTTCGCGCAACCTGCCCGTACGCTCGCGTTTTTGAGCCGCAGGCGGCGCGGGGTGAAGGCCCAAGTGGGCTGGTGGACTGGCCGCGGCCGTTCGTGTTCCGCGCCGCTCACTTGGACGGGCGCACGATTCTGAATGGCGAAGCGTTCCACTTCGATGCCCATATCTTCGACGTGCGAGACCCGGCCCTGCCGTATTTCGTGCTTGCGTTTGCTCAATTAGCGCGGGACGGGCTAGGGCCGGGCAGAGGGCGCGCGGACCTCACCGCCGTGGATCAACTGGACCTGAATGGGGCAACTGCAGCGCGCGTTTTCAACGGCGAGCGCTTCCAAACGGCCAGTCTGTCAGGCCCCAGCGCCGTCGATCTCAGCGAGGCGACAGAGCACATAGGCAACATTAGAGTGCAATTCCTAACCCCGACAGAACTGAAGAGCGGGCGCCAGGTGGCAGATCGTCCGGAATTCGGAATTCTGTTCGGTCGTTTGCGAGACCGAATCAGCGCGCTGCGGGCGCTATACGGCACCGGACCTTTGGAGATCGACTTTCGCGCCCTGGGTGAGCGTGCGGCAAGGGTCCAGATGTTGCGGTGCGAGTTGAAGCGGATGGAAGTGGACCGGCGCTCTTCCAGGACGCAACAGCGCCATCCGCTGGGCGGCTTTGTGGGCGAGGCGGAGTACGAGGGAGATCTGGGTGAGTTCCTGCCCTATTTGTGGCTGGGACAGTGGGTGGGGGTCGGAAGGCAAACGGTCTGGGGTAAGGGGCATTTGGAGATCATCACGCCCATGGATGCGTCTTGA